CACTTAACTCATAACGTGTATACTTTATCTCCAAGCCTCCATTATTTATATTTAAGTAGTCTATATACCTTCTACCATAAGTACTGCAATTATTTTTACATCTATTAGAACAGTATAAATTAGATTCTCCAGTTATCCTACCATTTAAAGCACCTATTCTAGCCTTTACACTATATAAAGAAGGTGTAAATATCTTAGAACATTTATGACATTTTACTTGTAAAACTTTTACATCTAAGTCATTGACGTAAAAAGTAACATCTTCTACAAGAGTTAGTTGGTCTTTATAAGTACCATATAAAGGAAGATTAGCTTTCCATAAACCTCCTTTCCAAGAAGCATTTGTTCTTCCTGTATTTCTACCTATTTTAGCTTTTGATATTTTAATTTTAGATTCATTACTATGTTTTTTTCCATAAAATGAATTTCTATTTCCAGAAAAAGCACAGTTTTTTGAACAGTACTTGGATTGTTTGTATTTATACGTTAAATAAGGATGGCCACAAATGATACAAGATTCTCTCTCTACATAATAACTTTTACCGTCTTTAGTAAAATTTCCGCCCTTAGTTAATCTAAAACCGACTAAGTTAGCGTAACAAATCTCCATCGAAGCAACCTCCTTAAATGAGTTTAATAAGATAAGTAAGGGTATTCGAGCACCCCATAGAATATTGGAACTATACTCATTTAATATCCTTTATTTAGGCAAATGACTGGGTAAATAGTCAGCATGTGTACATTGATCTCTAATTATAGTAATAAATTCTTGCCATTGCACTAAGTTATGAGTCCACCTTTGTGTAAATACATTTCTCAAAGTTTTATAATTAGTATTGACTATACGAGACTGTAAAAATCCTTCTGGAATATTCCACTTAACTTTCTGTAAATCTTCTCCAACAAGTCTTTTTTTGTTATTAAAATTATCTGTTACCTCCACTAGAATATCATTAAATATATTAACGATTCTACCGTCAGTACCTAATTCAAAATCAGACAACTCTACAGGCCTTCTTTGTATTGTATGCATAGTAGATGCGCTATTTTTAGTCACGCCTGCCCTGTACGTATCAAATTCTTGCCACCAACCACGTGGAGCTTTAATAAAAATCCATAACTGCATAGACTCTAAAAACTTATTATGACCACCGTCATTAAAAGCCATACCTCTACAAGTAGTTTTCATTTTATTAAACTTTTCTTTTGTCCACCAAATATCAAAAGGCTCTGCCTCATCTTTAAAAGATAGTGCAGTACCAGCTAAAGCCCATTCATAGCCAGCTTCATCTAAAATTTTAACTTCCATAAAAATCTCCTTACCTATAGCTGTTCAGAACTAATGGTTTTATTATTTAATTTATTTGAGAATTCAATATGCTTAAGTGCATTTACCTCATTATCAAAAACCTTTCTCCACTGTTGTGCTATTTTTCCGTCCCAATTCAACTCCTTAAGTACCCACTTGTACGCATTCTCAGATCTCAGTATTGCTTCTGGATAGTTATTATACACTTCTAACATGACCTTTACCATATCTTCTACATCAACTAAAGGTCTTAGTATATCATTATCATTAGGTATACAAGTCCAAAGGCTAGGATTACTACCACTTTTAACAAGGTAACCTTTATCTTCAGTGATTAGTTCTCGCATAGCAGTATTATCAGGAAAAATTACTGGTGTATTTGTTGCCATGGCCTCTATCCAACCTAAACCGAAGCCCTCACCTAATGTAGTACTAATAATACAATCTGCACAATTATAAAGTAAATTTAAAATTTCTACTGGGTAAGCCTGATTAGGTTCAAAATTTTCTGGCATAATAATATCTTCAGTAGAAGAAAGGTCATAAGCTGCACACACTTCCATTAAATCCCAACCCTGATCTTTTTTTGCCATATGCAAGTACAACACTGACTCAGGAACTTCTTTTTTAAACTCTTTAAAAGCTGCGATTGTCCTTGGTATATCTTTACGTTGTTGGTTTCTATTAACATTCATAAAAATAAATTTATCTGCATGGGATTTAAAGTAATCTTTTTTAAACTCCAAAACTTTACTCTCAGGCAAAGGATAGAAGTCTTTAAAATTAGCTCCATGGTATATAATATCTACATTAGTAACATCTATATGTTTACCTAAAGCTTTTTTACCAAAATCTGTGTAACTTACTAGTTTATCTACATCTTTGATGTTACGAGCCCAAACATCTTTTATAATACTGTCTGTAGGATAGTACATTATTGTTCTAAAAGGTTTTCTAGCTCCAGAAGATACTTCACTATTTAAATGATTTAAAAGTTCTGGTATAAAATCTACTATAAATGTGTCTTGAACAATCCAAAGAATATCAAAGTCATGCTGCATAGCAAAGTAACAAAACTTTTTTCTTCCGTAAGGGTCTCCCTCTGATGGGTCTGCTGCTGGCCAAATATTAAAAGGCATATCATGTGGAGTACCATGGTAATTGATTCCAAATATATCTATATCATACTTACCTGTTTGATACAAAAGTCTTAAAATATTTCTAGATACTGTTCCAAAACCTGTTTTTACATTAGGACTATCACAATATGCCAAAATCTTTTTCTTCATAAAATTACTTCCCCTTTACTTTTTTACATTTTTTACTGGCCAAAAATGCTTTAGTATAATTAGTTTCACTCTCTTCTTCTACAACTTGTTTAACTGCAGGATTTTTGTCTAAATACTTCCGTAGTTTGGTGGGACTTAAAGATACTAATTCTACAAAGTCGTCATAAGAAATAAGTTTTGCTATAGTAGTTGGTTTATATGTAGTCCTAGCCATTTGCCTAAGCACCATTTCTTTAGTACCATCTGTCACATTTTCTTCTAAAACCTTTATCTTTTCAATCATGACATCTGCTAATGTACGTTCCCTCATTTCTAAAATCTTTTTTGTGTTTCTCACCTCATCCCATTCCTGCATCATAGCGGCATCACTCATAGCATCGAGAGATAAATAGTCAAATTCTTTTTTTTGACACGCCTCTTTGTATTTATCACACATGTGCACATAGTCACACCAACCACATAAGATATTAAGCGTAGGTTCAGCTTTAGTCTTAGTTAGTTTGGACATCTCTCCATGTACAACTTTTAAGTAATCTTCAAAATCTTCTAGTTCTTCATCTGTTCTATACGTATAAACTAATTCTCCTTTACGTAACATATCTAAGCTTAAAATAATTCTTTTATATCCGGGGTATAATTTTTTAGCTACTAAATTATACATACTAAGTTGAACGTCTGTACGAAGCTTGTTAGTGTCCGGAACAGACTTAGAGGTCTTATAATCAACAATAGCAAGAGTCTCTTTGTCAATTTCTATAGTTTTATCTATGGCACCAATTAATTCTATACCGTCTTTAGTAGTGATAGTTTGTGTGCCTTCAAACCCGAACTTATCTTCTATACCAACAACCTTACTACCAAGCTTAAAATTAATAAGTCTAGACTTTACTAACTCTTTACCTGTAATATGGTCTTCTTGTGTTTGAATACCTTCTTCTACTGACATCTTATCATAGTAAGCAAGTAATTCTTTTATTTGCTTTTTTGAAAACTCCACCAAATCTTCTGCTTGCCAAAGTCTTCCTGCTTTTTCTAAAGTATCATGACAAGCTAGTCCCAGAGCAAAAACAGGATTAGGTAATTTTTCAACTCTGTCTACATAATTAAACCAGTACCGTTGCTTACATTGTAAAAAAGAACTTATCCTTGTTGCACTTAACTTTATTTTTTTATTAGGTGGCATATGTACTCCTGTATAAAAATCCGTATTCTTTTTCTTCTTTAAAACTGTATAAGCCTAGTTCTATATCTGTATAATATAAAAGTTGTGCTAATGCATCCATTATATCATTATCCTCCTTAAATGTCAACTCTTTTCTATCAAAAATATCACAAATGAAATAGAACAGTACTTCTTTAGTCCTAACTTTATAATAAGCTTTGACTGTAGTATTAGCTACCACAAAGGGGTCTATACCTGCAAAAAACTTACAAGTAAATTTAGCTACTCCAGAAAATTCACTTAAAATCTTTAGAGTTTTAACATTTTTTCCTCCAAAAGTATCTTCTATAACTATACTACTTGGTTTACATTCTTGTAAAATTAAAACAAGTTGTTCATGAAAAGATACTAACCTCTCAGACCTGCTAAATTTTGGTTTTGTTTCTATAGTTCCCATAACAAAAGTTATACCGTCAGTAGTATAACACCAACCAGTACTTGCTGCAGAAACATCTAAACTTAATGATGACATTCTGGAAACTCCTCATCCACATCGTTTAAAAATCTATCTATATAAGAGGTGAGTTCAATTATATCGGTGTCGCTACATTTTGTAATGTCTTTAGTTTTACCTAAACACTCTTGTAAATTATCTCGTAACTCTTTTGATGTAAAAGCAGCACTACCACAAACCTCAAATACTGCATTATCTCTTGTTTCTACATCTGCGTAAGAAACTCTCCAAAAAGTATACCAATAACTGTGACCCCACCTGCTATAACTCATTACTTATACCCTTAATAACCTCTAGCTGGCTCTCAGTTAGATTTTCCCTCCTAGGTAATACCAATACAAGCTTTATAAATAAATCTCCATTAGGGGCACCATTTGTACCTTTGGTACCTTGACTTACGAATCTAAGTGTAGAAGCATTATTAGCCCCAACAGGAATTTTAAATTCAAAATTTCTACTAATATTAATTTTTCCTTGGTTACATTCAGAGCAAGCTTCTTTAATAACGTTCCCTGTACCTCTACAACTAGGACAAGGTACATTAGAAACCATATTTATATAACCATTAGAACGCTGCTGCTGTACGACCCCTTGACCAGAGCAAGTACTACAAGTGTCACTCTTGGAAGCAGCGGTACCGTTACAAGCTGAACAAATATCTGCGTAAACTAAAGTAACTGTTTTTTTATTTGCAGTTATAAGGTCATATAAAGTAACTTTAATATCTTGTTGTAAATTCTGACCATGTCTAGGGGCAGTTCTAATATTTGTGGGTCTAGAGGACGTAAATCCTTGCCCAAAATGATTTTTAAACATGTCGTTAATATCAAAACCTGAAAAACCTGGAGCGAAACCTCCTCTACGGCTTTGTGCATGCATTTTTTCAGGATTAGACAACATGTCATAAGCCTCACTTACTTCTTTAAATTTCTTTTCTGCAGCTTTATCTCCAGCATTTCTATCTGGATGGTATTGCATAGCTAATTTTCTATAAGCTTTTTTTATATCAGTTTTTGAAGCTGATCTATCTACTCCTAAAATACTATGATAATCTTTCACTAGTAAAGTTCCTCCCACTCATGCCCACAAAATTTATTAGAGCATTTATAATAACCTACTGCCATTTCAAAAGCTATGCTATTGCATTTTTCACATTTAAAAACACAGTCAAGCATACGCCGTTTTACAACTGCCTCTGTGTAAGCCTCAAAAGAATCTAAAGTTAACACGTCTAACATGTCAACTTCGTCTTTAATAGAGTCAATATCAGGTATAAACCCATCAAAATCTCGCCATACCCTACCACAATCTCTACACATATAGCATTTCACAGCTTCTTCTTTATCCGCATAAAAAGCGCAAGCAATTTCTCCGCAATTATAACATTTTTTATTCATTATCTTCTAATACAGATTTTTCAATGACTTCAATCATCTCTACAACTTGACCAAAGATATCTACAGTGTCTTCATTTACAACTAAAGATATAGGACAGAATAACTGGTTCCCTTTTAAACTAGGGTACTTCTTTTCTCCAAAAAGTATCTTAGTTAAAGCGGCTATATTAAAAACACTACCATCCTCACTAACAACAGTATAAGAGCCATCCTCTTCTGAAAAAAATTCTTCATCTAAATCTAAGTATTTACCACTTTTATTTACAGTAATTTTGTATTTATCCGCTAACACTTTAAAGTGGTAATTTTTGGAAGGCATTAAAGCCATAGTGGGTATACCTACAATATCTATATCTTCTGTGTTACTTACTTTTTCTTTGCTCATCTCAATCTCCTATAATAATATAATTATCTATGGCCACATTAGTCCAATAAATAGTATTAGGGCCATTACAATACCTACACTTAGCAGGAAAGGAATGTTTTTCTAAATGCCCTATAATCTTTATGTACTTGCCCTCAGGCACCTCTTCTAGTTGTTCTGCCATTTCTCCCCAAACACTCACACCTATGTACTGATGAGCATCATTTGGTGTAGGAATAGCTAGGTTACACTTGAACATAATACCCCCATTATCATAATGGGTAACTTTCTTTTTTGTTATTCTACCTTGTAATTTTACAAAATTTTCACCTAATATACTCATTCAAATACCCGTAAGCCTGGTTTAATGTTAATTCTGCTGGATCTTCTCCTAAAGCAGGGTCCATTCGTACCTCTACTACGTTCATATATCTACTAAGTATCTGTGTAGCTCCTTCTCGTAGTAGTCTGCCAAACTGATCCTTCTTTCCTTCCATACCTTCTATACCTGCGCTATCAGGGTCTAACATTAAAATAACACCCTTTATAGCATAGGCTCTTAACAAGTCTACCTGCCCTTGTGTAATATTTGAGCCCATTATAGCTATAGTATTATATAAACCGTACTCATGAAAACGCCAAACAGATTTAAAACCTTCTACTACAATTAAAGGTAGCTCTGTACCAAATACTCTAGCTTTATTTAAGTTATATAAGGTCTTATCCTTTATGAAGCCTTCTGATAATATATACTTCCACTCTTTAGGAGCATTTTTTCTAATATCTCTTAGGCTGTAGGCAACTAATTTATTATTAACATCCCTTATAGGTACAATGTCACGTAGAATATTAAAATCATCAGTAAAACCTCCTGCTATATCAAACTTATTCAAAACTTCTTCTGTGAAGCCCTTATTAATAAAGTACTGAGACCTTAAGGGTTTATATAAAAGTAACTTTTCTTCTGACACATAATCAGGTATCTTATGTTTAGAATATTGCTCTATAAATTGATCTGATTCTTTTTTGAATTTATGTTTATCAATACTTTTTTTATAAGAACTTATATCTCCTACTAATTCTTTTAAGTAGTTCAAGGCTCCCATAAAATCTAAACCCATAACTGCTCTAATAAGACTTATGATATCATTACCATGAATATCGTTACAACCGTGTGTAAAACATACCCAAGTTCTTTTATCTTTATTAAACCTAAAAGCACTCTTATTGTCTCCACCATGAATAATGCATGCAGCTCTTACTTCTTTACTTGATTCTTTTGTGGCTCTTATACCTAAAGAGTCTAATAGATAGTTTATATCTACCATATCCTTTAAAGCTGTGATATCATCTTTATTAAATAAGCTTGTCTGCTGCATTACTCATGCCTCCTAAATTATCAGTGATACCTGTGTCTATACGTTCATTCTCATTTCTAGAGTTCTCAATTTGTTTTGTTATGTCTACTTCTTTAATAATTAATTTGCTATGGAAAAAGTGAAACCCAATACCTGCTTCACCTGTTCTACCACCTCTTCTTGAATCCTTAATACTTAAGCCGTAAAAACCGCAATCTTCTAAATCCCAAGCTTCCTCTTCAGCCTTCTTTTTATCTCGTAGGCCCCAAAAAGCTATCACGTCCCCATAACGAGCTATCCTATCTGAATCTGCCACATCTCCTGATCTATTTAACTGTACAGCTGCTAAAAAAGGTATGTTAAGTATACCTGCTAAATCTTTTAATTTAGAAGTTACATCTCCAAGTATTTGATGCTCTTTCCTACCTTTTTCTGTACTTGCTGAATCAGGCTCTTTGATGTAGTCAAATACTCCGAGGACTATGTTTTCTTTTAAGTGGTATTTTTTAAACAAAGCTGATATTTTTTCCACAGTATATCCAGGCATATAAAAATGAAATAGCTTACTCTTTTTTAATAAAGTTGCTGCATTAATAATTCTTTCATAAATGGTCTTATCTTTTTTAAAGCCACCATGTTTAATTACTCGTTCATCCACACCACTAATTATAGCTATAACCCTATCTCTCCACTCTTTAAATGTCATCTCAGTATCTATATAAAGTATTGGGTCACCTTGATGTACTGAAACATAAGAAGCTATATTGGTAAGTAAAGTACTCTTACCCATCTTCTTTCTAGCTGCTACTATTGTTAAGGTGCCCGCCACTAAACCATCAATCGCTTTATCCAAAACAGGGTAGCCTGTCGAAAGTCCCATAAGTTCTACTTTATTATCTTGAATACTCTTAAGGTAGTCATCTAAACCATCAGCTACATGTGTAGGTTCTTCTATAGACAAACTAGATGCAGATAAAGAAAGTATATCCGATTGAACCTTACTTAGTAAGTCGCTACTGGGTGTGGAGCTGAAAGAACTTGCGTTTTCGAATACCATATTGGTATTATTTAGTAAATCATTATATAACTTGTACTTTGTACTGTCGTCTACTAACTTATCTAAGTAAAGGTCAAAATTTAAACTGGAAACTTCAACATTTTTTAAAGCTTCCACATAATCCTTAGTAAATATAGCACCTTTCCCTAAGTCTTTTGCTGCTGATAATAATAAAGGCGTGTCAAAAGATCTTACGCCTGCTTCATGTAAAGTTTTCATAAGAAAAAATATAACTTTAGAATCTTCAGATAAAAAGTCATCTTGTGAAACTTTACTTAAAAGTGTATAAAAATGATCTTCACTTTGTATAGCTTTAGATATGATAGAACGTTCATTACTATAGTCACAAAACCTATAGGTACCTTCTAAATCATTATGAGTTTCGTTGTTGGTATAATTCATTTTCCCTTCTTGTAAGTTCTCTTTTAAAGCTAGCAATTAGTTCTGAAATAGTTTTATCTATACCTTCTAACAACAAGATCTCATCTTGTAGAATTTCTATATTATTTCTAATTTCTATAAGCTCAGGTTTATTATGTATAACATAAAATCTTAAATCTTTTTTAGTTTTAAACCTTTTTAAATCCTCATCTGTAGTTAGCTCTATAATTTTTAATTCTAAATTTCTAGTATTCCTAGTAAGAAACATCTTTGTCTCATTAAATTTAGTCTTAAAATATATTAAGTATTGAGACAAAGCAATTATATATTGACTTACTTGTTGAGAATTAGTCTGTCCTAAAGTTCTAGAATCATAAGCAAATATCTCATCTATAAGTCCTGGATCTGGTGAAGCTTTTCTAAAAGAAACTAAACCTGCTTCCATTAAGACACCTCCTCATCTACACCTTTCTGTTCTTCTTTTACATAACAACCTGTACAAAAATAATCTGTTTCGTACTCTTTAGTTTCATTATTAAAAAAATTATACCAATCTGTCTTCATACCTAACTGCTTACACTCTAAAGATAGATCACAATACTTAGAGTCGCCATGAAAAGTTCCATCTTTTAAAGGTATAAAGTCTTGACAACTTTTAATTAATATATCACTCACTCATAGCCTCATATATTCTATTCAGAATTAATTGTTCAGTTATAGTATCTTTTTTATCATAAAAACGAACTAAAGTCAAGTTATTTTCTTCACAGTATTCTATTTTTAAATTATCCCTTCTTCTCTGAGCATAGAAATCCTCTATCGTATTATGAAAATGGCTTACATATTTGTAATGTTGTTCCCCATCACACTCTACAAGTACTTGCAAAGAACGTATAAAAAAATCAAAAAATAACCTTGTATTTTTATAATTAATATAATACTCTTTTTCTATTTTATCAAAACTATACAAATTTTTTAGAGCTACGTAAGTAGCATCCGCTATTTTACTCATTTATATAACCATATTTATTATGCATTAAAGTTTGGTACCACTCTGTATGCCAATCACGATCTTTATTTGCTCTAGAGTTACATCCTATACAAAGTGTTATTAAATTACTTGGATGGCAATTCTTTTTATTATAATCTATATGATGGATACTTAAAGCCCTACTATATACAATTTTAAAACAATACGGATTTTGACACATATTAGAGTCTCTATCTTTTATTGCTTTTTTATAAATGTTGTCTGCCCATATCAAACAATAAGGCTCTACAGATAACCCTCCCTGCCAATTCCAATGTTCTGACCCTTTAGGACTATAAATACTTCTACATTTCGGACACCCTAATCCTTTTTTAAAATCATCCCATCGAATACTATGGTTATGCTTATTCTTACATATATAATCTAATTTTTCACTTGACCTTACATATTTTTTAGATAGTAAAATACAACCTTTACTTTCAAAAAAATTTTTAACATAATTGTATGTTGGAGGAGCATTCCCATAGCATCTTGGACAAGCGTGTCCTTGTTGAAAATCTCCCCACCTTATACAAAATATGTGTCCATTTTTACATAAACATTTTAATTTTTTAGTTGAGTTAATATATTTTTTTGAAAGTAAAATAAAGCCTTGTAACTTAAGTTGCTTTTTAATGAAGCTATATTTTAATTTTTTAGGCATCACCCTTTACCTTCTTATCCCTTGCTTTCTGGGCATCATAATACTCTTTTAATCCTACTATCTCAATAACCTCGCCTCTTATAACTAAAAATACATCGTAGTTTTCCTTAAAAAATTCACGTAGACCTTTATCACCTTGACCTATGTTTTTATCTGCATAACTATACCACGAACCTGACTTGTTAATTATTCCTAAATCTACCGCCAATTTTATAATCTCACCTTCCATATCATAACCTACACCATAAAATAAATCTACTTCTGCTGTAGTAAAAGGTGCAGCTAGTTTATTCTTTTTTATTTCTATTTTAGTTTTATGTCCAATCACAGTACCTTGTTCATTAGTAAGTCTATTACTCTTAGCACCAACACCGCTAACTCTAAGTCTACCAGTAGAATAAAATGGTAGTGCTTCTCCTGCAGGAGTAGTTTCTGGTGAGTTATGCACTACTATGCCATTAGTGGAACTACCTACCATATAAGTAGCATTGTCTTCTACGGTAATGTCAAACTTCCTAAGATTACGTAACTTTCTATCTGATGCCTTTTTAATACCTTTAATTCTAACATAACTAGTTTTTATTACAGGGCTGTTAGTTAAATTAAAATCTTGGTACTTATTTCTATATTCTACAGGTAATTTATAAGACATACACTCAGGGATAAACCTACATATTGTGGAGGCTATTTTATCCGTTGCTTCAGTTTTGAACCATATGCTCCCGTCTTTAATGTTGTAGTTACATAAAAAACCAAGGTCACAAAAAGTTTCCTTAATCTCTTCTAAAGTAGTTGTGTCTCTTTTAAACCTTTTTATAGAGAGATTATATCTCCTATGACCTGTAGATAAATCTAGATGTCCATCGTCCATTATCAATAAAGCTAAGCCAAGAGCGCTGAAGTTATTTAAAAAAAACATAGTGTTCCTTTGGCCAATTTCTTTTTTGATTTTTGCAAATTCATAAGTGTAATCACTTTCATATCTGATTTTATTTAGGGCTAAATCCCTTCTCTTTAATTTCAAACAAGGAGCTAATTTTTCTACTTTCCATTCTAAATATTCTGGATTAATACTATCTTGTAATTTTAAGCATCCTGTATTAATAGACCTAACGTGTATTGTACTATCACAAACTAGAACTGCAGACATAAAATCTCCAAAAGAACCATTCATAGTCGCGTAATATTTTGAAACTAATAAATCGGCCTGCTTAAGCGAACCTGCAGTTGACCATCCTCTTTGAGTAAGTATTTTATGATAACTTGTACAGGTCAAACTAAACTTTCCTCCTTTATTATCTATAGCATCTGTTTGTATAGTTAAAAAATCGTTTGTATTTTCCACTTTTCCATTATCGTGCCAAGCTACTATAGGTTTTAACTCGTAAACATCTTTATTATCATTATAACTCCAAACGTTAGCTTCTATTTTATTATCCACAATATAACCTATAGGTAGACTTTTTCCGTCCTCTAACACTACTTGTGTATCATAATGAAAACAACCAAACATAACGCCGATTTTCTGTCTAATTTGATTAATAAATATAATACAAATTTGATGTTCAGCAGCTAATGGTACATAACGTAATAAAGTTGTACTCATTAACCTAGCAAGTAAAGCAATATTAACATCACCAATCTCTTTTTCAGCCTGCACTTTAGGTATAAGCGCCGTTACACTATCTACAACAAGCAAATCTACGTTACCAGACTTCATAATCATTTCTGCTGCATCTAAATTGTCTTCTCCAGTGTATAAGTCTATCACCTCTAATTTAGCCAAGTCTACTCCCATCGATTCAAATAGTACTGGGTCAGCACTTTTTTCTGCATCAATAAACACAGCTTTCATACCTCTTGACTGAGCTTCTGCTATTATTGACATAGCTAAGGTAGTATTATGGCTAATTAAACCATTAGACAAAAAACTATGTGTTTCTGGCATCACAACATCAAACACTGGTTCTGGGTCTAATTTTTTTATAGAAGTTACTTTGGTACAAGCATAAAAATTATTCAATAAATTCAAATGTTCTAGTATTAAATTAGCACTTGAACCTTTATTTATTTTAGAAAAACTATTTATTATAATACTTAATTTTTTACTTGTTAGGTTTTGATTTCTATTTATCAAGGGTTCGACAAGGTCATACTCTAAAGTTGTAGCCTCAGAATCATTAAGTAAAACTTTTACTAGATCGTTTTGCCTAGGAAACGCCCAACTAAAAGAGGCACAAGGTTTCTCGCATTGTAATAACGTACATTTATCTATCTTATTTTTTAAAATAAATCCTATGTTTTTAATGAACTTATTAGTATCATCTGATGATATAGTTATATGATAATAATACTTATCATAACTCTTATTTAATTTCTTGTAAGTCTTTGACTTTATACCAAACCTATCTAACAATAGTAACTGAATCTGTTTAAGTAACTCTCTTGAAGCGCTACTTGCAGTTATACGATTTTTTCGCTCATAGCAACCATCAAGACTAAAATATGCAGACAAAAATTTTGATATAATTCTGGAAGAACTTACCCTTATAACCATAGGTACACTCTTTTCTTTAGCTAAGCTTTTACTTAATCCATACTTAGTATAAAGTAATTCTCTTAGTACTTTTGAATGCACAGCATATGAAAATGTATTATTATCCTTACTATATTTCTTTATGTTATTAAAATTAAAAAGCTTATCAACAAGACTTGAAAATAAAGATAGCATTTCAGGATCTTCATTTGTGAATAAAAATTTATTGCTGTAACCTAAACTACCTTCAGCTAATAGCATACCTAAAAAAGTAGCCTCTCCCTCTGTAACCTTATCTTCGTAAACCATTTCTGAACGGGTTTTATTTACTAGTAAATAATCAGAAGTAGTTATATCTTTTGATTTTTTCCAAGATATAAAACCAGTATTATTATCTATAACCCTTAATTTATGATTATCTGTACATTTTATAGACAAACCTGCTACAGTTTTTATATAATTTACTGGTTTTTTATTGCTCCACACAAAATGTGAAGTATTTTCCTCTAAACCTTTTTCATTCCTCAGACAACTTTTTATCTCTTTGTTTTTATTAGTCGTAAAGGGCTTTTCGCCTTCAAGTTTAAATAATTCTTCGATTGTAACTAAACCATGTTCACTGTTTACATATGTGTCTTTAGTAACACATTTACCTCCAGATGTTGGTCCGTATATCTCATAAATCCTACCTAAAGCCACACCACCCCGTCCAAGCGCTGCATCTAGACCTATACTTCTAGTAGAGATAGTATCTATTATGAGGGGCCTTTCTGACATAGGTTTAACTACATTGCCGTACTTCTTTTCTATAGCTTTTAAAGCTATATCCATTTTAGAAACTTTTTTCTTACCTTCTGCTTTTTTTGTTGTTGCTTTTTTAACCATTCAACCCTCTCCTTTTATTTATTTCGTCTATATCAAACCCTGTACAAACATCAACATTAGCTTTAGAAAAAATCTGAGCTTTATTTAACATAACTGTTTCATTGTACTTTACATAATTGGTATTTAGTAAACTTATAATCTTATCTGTTATCCATTTACATTTATCTGTACCAAATATCCATATACCTGCTTCTCTATTAAGTCCTAGATCTTCTTTGTAAATAAATAATGCCTCTATTATAGTAGCAGTATCTTGCATAGCTTCTTCTAAAGAGCAGTCTAGGTACTCTCTACGTTGTTTAACAAATTTAGATATTAAAATAATATCTTTTTTTCTATTTGCTACTAGAGGACAAGCACTACCTTTATGGAAACGATATAAAGAATAGAAGTAATTAACTAAGTCCTCTGCTTTTTTTATGACTTCTCTTTTAGGTAAGGCTATAACTTTAAAATCCCTATATTGTAGGTAATCTTTACACAACATGTCTATTTCAGTATAGTTTACTACCTCTGTACCAAAAAGATTTGTTTCCCCTAAACTACCTAAGGATTTATACAGACATTTTAGTATTTCTTCTAATTTATTCATATTAGGCACGTTTAATATTTGTTATTAAAGCCTTCTGATCTTTAAAATTAGATGAATCAAAAATTAAGTAACCATCCTTATCTGAAAAATACATGTCCAAAATATCGTCCTGTATAGCATCTAAAGTTTGCGCAAGAAATAAGCCGTTAATGTCAATAATAAACTCTCCATCAAAATCTATAGGAGATTCGTACTCTGCTTCAAAATAAGGTGAGCTCATACAAAGTTGTTTATTTTTTAATTCTATAGTTAAACGTTTGTTATCATCATCATTGAGAACTCCTAAATAAGGTATAAAACAACTCAACATTACTTCTTTATCTATTACTATTTTATGTTTATAGTTATCAAATGTTGATTGGTAGTCTGGGAAAGCTGCGTCTACAATAAGGTTTGAATGTAGTACAGAATTATTTACTAAGGCTTTTATTTTTCCATCTGAAATATCAAAACTTATATCGTCAATACTAGCAGCTATTTTTCTTAAAGCTATTATGAAAGAATGTGGGACTATGTAGGAACCTTCAAATAAATTACCAGTATTTTTAGTACTGTATTCAGAAAGTTTCAAGGCATCAGTAGCTACAAAATAAATATTATCCTGTGTAAAAGAAATGTTCATTCCTTGTATAAAACTTTGTTGAGCGTTAGGGTCAATAGCATAAAGTACTTTAGCTATAGCTAATTTTAAAACTACGGATCTTAACCTGAAGGCTTCTTTCTTAAAGGGTTCAGGAACAAAAAATTTCTGTTGAGGAAAAGTTTTTAACAGTAATTTATTTTTAGAAGTTTTACCTGTTTCAAAAGTATTTGTAAGTCTTACGCTTACATTCTTTTTTAAATTTTTAAATGTAACATCTTTTACTCCAGAAGTGCCATCCCAAAAAATAAAAGAATTAGCGAAGGAAGCTAATTTAGTAAAAGGTACACAAACAGTTCCTTGTGTTTTAACAACATTACCTGTCACCATATGAGTAGTGGCTAGCCTACCATTATTCCCTACAAAAACAATTGAGCCATCTTCAGCTATGTCTAATAAAACCTGTCCTGCTGCTTCGGGAGAATTTGGTTTTGCTACTGCACCTACTACTTTTAAAGCTTTTTGTAACTTGTCTAATCCAATTGTAAATTCCATAAAATACTCCTTAACTTAAAAAATTAACATACACATTATTATTTAATAAAAATAACATATAATGCAATAAATGTCAAGGTATTTGTGACTAACTAAAATATTTAGGGTTCTTATACACATTTAATTTAGAATCAACATCTTCATCACACATAAAATTAAGTTGTCCTACTAAAGCATTAATATTGTCCTTCATACAAACTAAACATAAATTTTTACAAAACTTTGCTTCAAAAATAGTCTCATCTTCTAAATAAAAACCAAACATATTATTATATGAAGTTACACCTTGTAGCTCTTCTCCACATTCTGTACATTTTAACATCGTATACTCCTTAAATTAACTATATGTAATTAAATTATCCTTAATACTATCATAAAATAAACTAATCTCCTGTTCTCGATGTGTTTGATTATATAACATTATTTCATCTATAAGTCCAGGAAAAAATGTGTCTGGAGTTTTATTAGGTATATTTAAACTAAAATTTGATGTCCATCTTGCATACCCTTTAGTTACTTCTACATGACTAACTCTTGATTGTACATCTGCTAACATAATGCCCATAGTAGCAGTTGTAGTATGTATATAAACATCTATGTACTGCTGCCCTTGAATGACCCCGTCTATAAATATGTATATTGTAGTGTTTTTCCTAACAATTGCTATATGATGCCAGCCTAACCAACTAAATTTATATACGTTACAGTGTACAGAGTAGATTGTTACACCGGCGGCGTCATATAATACAAAATATACCCTATAATAACTGTTACTTCTATACGCATAAACTCGTAACCCATTATTTTGTCCGTCAGTATTATAAAGTACATTTATGTTACCATTTGTTATTACATATACCCAAAATGTAATAGTAAAATCACTATCACCCAATTCAAAATCATCTAAATTACCATTTACTCTGACCCAATTATAATTATATCCGCCAGGAGCAGGTACACTTGAACCTCTCACAGCTTCCAAAGACCCGTTACCAAATTTACTTACACTGTCATTAATATATAAAGAAGAATCATTTTTAGCTGTAAAAGTATGTCTTCCTACTTGGTCATAGTACGTTGTACCATTTGAAAGTAGTACCATAACAGTCCCAGATACTACTACACCAGAAACTGTTACTATTGGGATGGGATCAACGTATGTTACACCATCAACTAAATCCGAATCATAAGCACCCCCTAGATAAGAAGAGCCTATAGCTGTACTGTTACTTCCTAAAAAATCAGAACTGTACACAGTAGCTTCTGCCTCTAATTCTCCGTCCAAATAAATAGATGTTTTAGACGCATCTACTAAGCAAGTCACTAGATGGTAATTATCTACATCAATTCCTGAAATAGTAGTGTTAGCTTCTACTCTAAGATTTGTGGACGTTCTTATAGCTGAAAATAATTGCCCATTATCTATACCTATTTCCCAACCTTTATTTTGCCCTCCCAAACAAAATATAGTACCTCTTGCCATTAAGGTATTAAATTTTACTAGAGCATAAAAAGACATTGTACCAGTATAAGTATTTTTTATATTATCGTCTATCAATAAATAACCATTAGTAAAATTTATTGCTTTTCCTAAGGGTGCATCTTCATGATCATCCCTGTATATATTGTAAGAAATACAGTTATGCTTTCTTATGGTAGCATCTTGTACAGGATCTACGTCTACCCCTGTTTCTGTCATATGCCAAACACCTAAACTGTTAGATCCCCAAAGAGCAGTTGTTGTATATGTTCCTGGAGGACTTACATTGTAGTAGTTAGAAGATTTGTTTCTATTATAATATAAGTATAACTCTAAATTATTTAAAGTCTCTATAAAAGGTATTTGCGCCCATATTATAGCTTCTTTATTAGCAATATCCCATTTAACTATTTCGCAGTACATACGGTTACCTAGGCAGTCTTCTAACGACCAAAAAGTCCTAAACTCATCTAAAACTAGGTGATCAAAAATTACTGATGTGTCATAACTCGTTAACCCTGAAGAAGAATCTAAACTAATTAAAACTACACTATTATACATATTATACGCAAATGAAGTTACGTCTATTGTCAACTGGAACTTATAACTACCGTACCATTCTGACGGCAGTTTATGTATAGCAGGTGTAATATTTCTACGTATTAAATCATTGTAGCTTACAACATCATTATCCGCTTTACAGATTAAGTAATGTTCATCTGATACCGGAGTATAAATAGTAAATTTTCCAGAAGTCTCATCAGACACAGTTGAATTCATAAAAGAATCATCAGAGTGCCTGTAAGCCTTAATTACTCTTGATACAGGTAAGTAGTCCTCTGTTATTGTACCCTCAAAATAATAGTCTGTTATAGTCTTAAAATAAGACGTTCCGTAATTATAACCGTAGCCTGTGGCAGCATTGTAAACATAGTCTTCATAAGGTATAGTTATCTTGTTTTTATCTGTGTATATATGGGTGCGTGTACTTATAACTGTTTCTGTAGTTAAATTAAAACTTGTTAAATCAAAAAAATTAAAAGAACAATTAATAAAAGATAGATTCATACCAATAGATCTTATATTATAAATATTATAAGAAGAATAACCACCAAAATAACATCTATTGTATATAAACTCTAATCCATCAGGATTTGTATAATCATAAAATTGCAATGAACTATAGTAAGTGCTATTAGCCTGAATATATAACTTCTCCCACACTATTTTTGTAGTTTGTTTTGTAACTGCTGGTCTAGAATATATTCTTATCTCATAAAAATAAACCTTATTACCTGATACGTTGTCTGTATTACCTACCAAATGTATATTTTTATCGCATATAAAAAACCCATAATTACCTGGTTCAAGTAGTAACATATCACCATCTTCGGCATTATCATATGCTAAAGTTAAAGTTTCAAATTCTAATCCTGGCCCTACTCTAAGTACTCGCATACATTTTACCCGTTTTTAAAATTTAAATTAACTACTTTATGTAAGGATTCTACTATATCTTTTTCTGTAAAATTAAACCAAATATTATCACCTTTTGGAGATGTGTACTCATAATCTCCTACTATACTTGCTTCGAGATTTATTTGCAAGTGTTTTCCCACAATACTACCTAAAATATCTCTTTGAATACCTTTGTACATGGCCCTTATTCTACCTTTTAACTCTGAAGATCCGTAACCTACGTACCTAGAGTAAATATAACTACTTAAATTTTTAAAAGGTAACTCAGATAAAATCACATTTAAATTAGCTTTTAAATTACCTTTTCTAAAAGTACTTACTCTATCAATAGCATCTTTTATTGCCTCATCTATGTTTTTATATTTACTTAAATTAAATATGTACTTAGTAAGTACCTTTCCTTTTTCAACTCCTATACCAGGTCTATAACTAAAACCTACTACTCTGATTACCCAATGCTTTTCTCTGTTAGTTCTATAAACTTTTTTGTTCGATGAAACATACCTATAATAGCGTGCTTGCTCATTAAAATAAAGTTCAATATTTCTTTTCCAATCTAGTGTACTGTCATACGTTAAATTAAGTACATTACCTTTCGTTTCTATATTATTTGTATTAAATATTTTATCTGTGTAACAAATCAACTCTGATGTAAGACCTACAAAAGATGTTCTATACTTAGTAGCTATTATAACAGCCTTTAAATTTTCCGCATTTCTAAAATAAGGACTACTTAACACGTCTATAGTATTATAGCTCAATCCTGCATTGTCACTTTGTATTTTTATGTTTAAAGATGAGTACTTAGTTATAGGTATAAAATTGATATTAATAGAATTTAGTACAATATCAGTCCTGTCATTTATATAAGCTTTTAAATTACCACTGTACCCATCATCCATATTTATATGAGCGTTTAAAGCTACGCTAGCATAGGAATGTAAAAAAGCTTTTAAATCCTTGTAATCCGTACTTAAACATGTAGTATTTATAGTGCAAAATAAGGATTTATAACTTAATAAATTTACATGGAAAGCTTTTTTTACATGTACTACCTTAGGAAACAATCTAGCATATAAATTAGAAGCTGCTCCTGAAGCATTTAAATTAGCTTTTAAATTATTACCTAAAGACACATATAAGTGTGCGTACAATTCTTGAGTATAAAAACTACTTACAGATGCTTTTAAATTAGAGGTAACATTTAAACCCCTATAGGCATTAATACTGGTTTTTAAATCAACACCCGTAACAACATTTATACTTGTATTTAAATCTCCTGGACCGTATACGGCTACCATTTTAACAAGTAGATCTTTACTATCCCAGCCGTGCAAATTTCCTAACAGATTTTTAGGTTCTATTAAATAAATAGATGTAGGTAAATCTAAATAAAATGTAGCTAATATATTTGCTTTCAAATTTTTACTATACAGTTGGTATATATAAGCACTAAGATCTTTGTTGTCCCAACTGTGTAAACTAACACCAAAATCTTTGTAGTACCTAAAAAAACTTTTACTATAAGCACTTAAATTACTAGAAGCATGCCACAAATTTGGAACTATATTAGAAAACAAATCTCGTACTTCTATTATGTTCAAGTATGAATGTAAATTCTTAGGTTGTCTGTAGAAACTTTTACTATAAGCGCTTAAATCTATTGAACCATGAAGAAGATTTGGAATTATACTGGAAAGTAAATCTTTTACTTCTATTACATTTAAATAGGCATATAAGTCCTTTTCAACATAATTACCTAGCAAAATTCCACTTAAATCAAAACTTTTTCTTAGGTGACTTCTTAAATTAGCAGCAAGAAACTCAGTTCCGTAAAAATTACTACGTATAAATACACTTAAATTTTTAAAGTTGGATACTGCATTCAAATACGCCTTTAAATCTACGTTAGGAGGATTTATGTGTATAAACGACCCTAAATCTCTGATACCTCCAAAACTACAAGGCAGTTTTAGAGTTTGAACATTGTTATTTTTATATCCTACTATAATACTTCTACATTCTTTTACGTAAGTATAAGCCTCTTCTTGATATAGTTGAGAGACTTCTATAAAAGCATTTAAGTCACTAGATGTGCTTTTAAATGAAAAATTAAAATTTAAAGAGCTAAATTCAGGAGAAACATAACTACCATCCTTAAAACTAAACTTTAAATAGTCTATTTTTGGAGGAATATATTGTGACATAATGTTATGTATTAATTATATATACCACCAACAACGTAACTTAGTAGTATAATTTATCTGGTCTTCATTACCTGTGTAAGCTGTTTTTATATACAAGTCTTTTGTGCTATTTACAGGTATGTCAGGTATAATTACTGGTAAAGGTATTGTAACATTACTTAAGACAGGTGATACTCCTGATTGTGTTGTACGCAAAACAAAACGTGTCTGATGATACTTTGTTTTAGGTAAAAAATAGCCAGAAAGAGCAACTTTTTTCCATTCTAATGTACCTTCATCCCCCCAGACTGGGTCATCTGCATAAGGTAGTAAATGTTCGCCTGTTTCTGTGTAATAACTGTAATCTATGATTCTAATATGAGGAGTTCTTAAATTATAACTATCTATTATATTGCCCGACGCATCTAAAGTTACAGTAGGATTACTAGTTGCTGCATAATTATTACCATAATTCTCGTTTATGTATATAACAAGAACCCTGTCTAAAGAAACTACTAATTTATTGTACATAGTTGAGCCCGCAATATAAGTTTCTGATAAAGTAATACCATAACTATCTATGTGTATAACATGTGGGCCATTAATATACCACAAACCATCTTTTCCCGTTTTATCATTAGAAATACATTTAACACTGTTATAACCCACATAAGAATCTTTAGAAATAGTTTTTATGTACTGTATTTCCGCTGAGTCGCTAGTTGTTTGTTCATATTTTTGCAACTGTCGTGTAGATTCTTCTAATATCCAACAGCCCCCATCATAATTTCCCGCAACATACTTGGCACTAATAACAGGTATATGAGCTTCTGTACTTTCACTGTAACTTAATCTAGTAACTCCACCTACTAGCGCAGAAATGTACCATACTGAATTACCTCCTGAGTCTTTACAAGTTGAAAATGTAGCTACGTTTTCAACAAAATATATATGTTTTACTGGATAAGAATCATTGTTACCATGTGCTACTAAAGCTAAACATTCAAGTTTATCATTGTAGTAAGGCAAAATCCAGTAATAACTGTGTGTAGCTTGGCACTTGCTATATCTATCCACTATCTGAGAATAGGTCTGAGAACCACTGTACCAATAATTAGCAGGCAGCTGTGGAACCCACGTCGCTATAGAGTAACTCACACCGTACTTATTAAATCTATACGTTTGTATTTGACCATGATTAGAGTCCTTATTATTCATGGTCATTACTATGTCACCAGTACTAGAAACCTCACATATACCTAAACAAACGAAGTGTGTCGATGTGGCATAAGTACCATTTACCAATAAAATATAGGAACAAAAAGCTGTCTCTACGTTGGTTTTTAAATCTTTAGAGTACATTGTTGTTAATAAGGTATTACCTGAGTCAATAATACCTGAAATATACAAAAGATCTCTTTTACTTTCCGGTTCTGAATTAGAACTTCTAACTTCTATTGTATAGTCATTGTCAGTAGGGTCTGTCTTTATAACACTAGTACCTGAGCAAGTAGACTTTGTCACTAAAAAACTTGAACTATGTCTATTAAAAGAAGTTATAGGGCAATTTAAACTACTTACGTAATTTTCCATATTAAATATTTGGGTGGTATAAATCCCTACAGGATTTTCTTGTGATACATCATCTATAGTTATGTAAATGTTATCTATAATAGTTATATTATCCATGTACCCATAAGACCATCTATACGTAGAAGAAGCTGAGTCATCTTTTAAACTTACCCCATCTAAAACGCCATAAAAATACTTATTATCATTAGAAAGCTTTATGTAATCATCTGCAGGAGAAGCGCTGTAATCTACACACACGTAAGCGGTGGCCATTTCTACTGAACTTTGATTTTTTATTTTTAGTACATGTGCATCAGATAAGTTATCGGATTCACTATCTCTTATGTCAACCATAGTCTGGTTACCATCTTCCCCAAAACTAACAGAATAATCTTCATTATAAACTACAAGTTCTGAAAAATAAGTAGCTACTCCTGAAATTGTAATTAAAACTTTTTCTGGAGTAAATATTGTTGGAAGATTAGGCACAAAATAATACTCTCCATTATGTTGCTTGTCTAAAAGTATATAATTATCTGAGTAAGAATACTCTTTATAATAAAAATTTATATTATTTAATACTTGATAATTAGAAAGGTACATTCTAAAATTATCTACTCTAATTTTACTTGAAAAATCTGCTTCTAAAAACAAAACATTAGAAGCATTTAAATTTATTTTTGTAGAGTCTAGCTCACTATCATACAAAGAACTTAGTTGATTGTAAGTAAGCGTAGTATTACCCAAACCTGGACCTGTAAGGCATGTAAGATTACTGTTAGCTATTATATTATATTTTGCCATAGTTACACCGTCACTATCCAATCAATGAGTAAATTTGCAGATTTATTTTTAAGTTTTCTAAATTCTTTATTTTTTATGGACTTTACGTACAAGGTGACTTCTTCTAATGGAGCAACCCCAGAAACTGTTAAAGGCATCACACTAGCATGTCTGCCATAAAAATTAATATTGTCTAAAGATAAGTAAACAAAATCATTAACATCATAAGTAACAAGATCTTCACCTATTTTGGCAGTGTAGTCTGACACTTCTATACAGTAGTTATACACCTTTAAATTTTTAAATATAGCTGCTCCACTAGATTCATTATTAAAAGCACCTTCGGGTGCTCCGCCGCCTAATATTAATCTAGAAGCTGCATCACTGGATACATTCCATAAAAACTTACTGTACCATGTCAATTTACCATTAAAATATAACCTGAAGGAGTCCCCATTAGACATGTTACCCTTGTTATCCCACATTACAGTTATATGAAAGGGTTCGTCATACTCTAAAAAATCATCTTTATGTATTTTATTATCACCTGTTAATGAAAAAGTAACGTACTTTTCAGATACATCTCCCACACCGAATTCGAACCATTTTCCTGATTTTAAACCAAAAGTTACTATGTCATTATCAGGAGATGTGACAGAAAAAAATGTTCTTGAGGTGTATCTATCAAATAAATCTAATCCTACAGAGTTATTGTACATCTTTGCAAAAAATGATACAGTGCCTTTACTTATAGTCAAGTTAGATAAAGGTACCTCTACAAGTTCTGCATAAGATAAGCATAAAGAATTTTCACCTAAAACTTTTTCTTCATATAAACATCTTTTTATACCTATATTTTCTATGTACATACTAAGATCCCCTATACCGGTACCTCTGTAATTAAGCATGAAGCCTGCTAAAAAAGCATTCCTTACTTCTGTATCTTTTTCCTGGGAAAAAGAATTTTTACTGTTTAAATTTATAGGAAATATAGTGCTATATTTACTGAATTGTAATTTTAGTTTATTCCAACCAGAATGTAAAGACATCTCAGAAAAATCCCAAGCGTAAGCAAACGTTCCTCTATTTCTATTTCTATATCTTCCATTAGGATCGTAACCATTAGGGCATCCAAAGCCTATGCCTCCATAAGACACATCTAAATTATTTACGTCACTAATGTACAAATTTAAGCGTAAAAAATCTTTCTCCAGCCAGTAGGCATCTTTATAAAAAGAATCCCCCTCAATAAATTCTACACTGTCTTCTTTAGTACTTTTTGCATACGCTATTTTAAGTGACGCCTTATCTACTAGTACTCTCGTAACGCTTGTACTTAAGGTAGAAAAGCTTGACTTCCACCAATTAGAGCTTTCTGTTATTTGATGAATGCTACCACTATTTATTTTAAACTCTTTGACATAGTGTGGATGGGCATTATCCACATTAGCATCAAAAGAATAATCTGTAGCTGTGTTGTCTATGGCGCATACCCAACGTGTATATTCTAAGGTTCTTTTTATTGTTATATCTTTAACGCTACAAATAATCATGTTACCATCATCATCTGTTAAGTCATCGCTAGTTATTCCAAATATAAATTTAAAGAGTCCTGTAGTTTTAACAATTAAAGTGTTTTGCTGAAATGTCCAAGCATCTTTTAGTTCTTGCACTGGAAAAAATTTATTACTTAAATCTGGGCCTATAATTTGTAAATAAAATAAATCTGAGGTGGTATTATTAAAAGCATACCAATTAAGATCATAAGCTCCAGCGTCTAAAAATAAAGAGTTATCTAATATATAAATAGATGCGCTTAACATATTGGTACTAACGGCATCTGGAAAGTTTAAATAGGTAAATTCATTATTATTACTAAAAAAAGCTACTTTTTTGGGGTCTGCTATATCTACATCAGAATATTTAATGTAATTAAATTTATTTTCAGCGTAAGACAACCATAATGCCCCATCTATCTGATTACTAGGAAAAAGGCCGTCTCTATAAAAACTAAAATTAGATACGTTAAATTTACGTATAAGGTCTATACAGACTACGGGGTAATCTTCAGATGAAATAGTTTCTTTATTTTTAGGAGTATAAGCTTCAAACTCTCTAATAAAGCCGCCACTTAAAGTAGTATAAGTAACAAAACCACTTTCATCTTTTCTAGGTATTTCGTCTTCTCCAGAAATATATTTTGTGATAATAAACTCAAGTTTTTCAATAGTTACTGTGTCAAACGTATGTGTAGTGACTTCAGAGGTATTACCTGTGATACTAAATAATTCAGTATATTCTAACCCAGAAGAAGTGGTATAACCATTAACTTTAAAATCTTCTGAAAAATACCCAGAACCGGTCTTTAAACCATGATAAATATCTATAGAACTTATTGTATAATGTTTATCAAAAAGTAAAGTCAGTGTAGGTTCAAGATCATCTACATCAAAACCCCAACAATCCTCATAATTAAGACCCTTTCTATCTCCTGTAATAGTATTACTAGCATCACAATTCTCTATACTAGAAGTAGCTACTGTTTTTATACAAGCAGTTGTAATATTAATGGGAGACGAAAAGTAATTCGTTAATGCTTGACCTAAAGGCTGCCAAGTACAATTAAACCCACCAGTACTTAATAAAGGCCTTTCAATGTTTGGATATAACCCTAACTTATCTAAAGATTTATTGCCTGTAGTGGGTATGTTTATTCTAAGCCATCTATATTCTTCTAAATTAGCGATCTTTAAAGAGTTGTTATAAGTACTGACTGTAAAATCAGAAACATTTATAGGTTTACCTTTTCTTACGTGTAAATTATCTATATAGCCATAAAAATTAGAAGAAGGACTATCAGGAAGACCTCCTACATATAAGTTACTTGCATTACTTTTAATATAAAAAATACCTATATCAAATAAACCTGATAATTTTCCATCTATAAATATATATAAATTCCAATCTTGTCTATTTACTTGTATATTTACCCACTTACCTACTACTAAAGTTACATCAGAGTACACAGTGTTAGTGCTGCTACCATCTGTGTACTTAAAAAATATTTTTCTGTCTTTAGTTATTCCTAACGAGTAGGAGTAACTACCCGACCATTTACCTACTAGATGTTTATCTTCTATTATACTTGAGAGCATAAATACAAATAAAGAAATACCAAAACTGTTGTAGCCAAATTCAAAATCTCCCTTACATTCCATCTGAAAAAAAGAGCTGCCATTAAAATAACCACTAGAACTGCCGGATATATACTCTAAAGTAGACATGTGTACTTTATTATTTATATAAATTCTAGTAGTATCTTTGTAATCACTAAAATTAGTAGAATAATCTATATCATTAAATAAAGTTATGCTTACATCATAACTATACCACCAATCTACATCTTGAATTGAAGATGTATCTGTAGAAGATAAACTTATGTAAGATCCTAATAAATTTAAGTAAAGTTTATCTTGCATATTTCCATAGTTACGTATAAAATCTAATGCATGCCTTTCTTCCAAATCTATGGCAATATAAGTATAAGAGTGTAAAGATTCTATTTTAAGTAATTCTGACGAGTACACTAATTTATTGTATTCAAAACTGTTGTTAAATTTTATATCTATATTTGCAATATATTTATCCGCTAAACATTTTACACGATCTACTTCAGTAGTAGTATTAAAACTAACTATTATATGATCATTAGAAGTTAGAACATTTAGAACTTTTAATAACACATTATCTATATATAAGTAGTTAAAACCGCTATATAATGTGTCACTATCATTTATAAAAACACACTCCAATTTTGATATTGGAAAATCTATAAAATCTTCGATAGTTTTATCTACATAAGGGTTAGTAATACCATCTGTCACTAAAACAACACGTATATCAGAATTTTTAACTGTTATTTTGACTTTCTGAGGATTTCCTAGCCATGCTACATTATTAAATAAAAATATCCAATTATTATGATTATCTACAAGGTAAGCATCCCCACTACCTCCTGTAGCTGTATTCCTTCTATAAATTAAATAAAAACTATCACCTAGATTATTACTAAACTTAAATTTAATGTGAGTACTTTTATTATCATAATTTGTGGAGTTTATATATTTATATAGATTTACAACAGCCTCAAAGTAGAAACAACTAGTATTATCAAAAGTACTTTTTAAACCTACGTAAGTTTTATTAAAAAATACTTTTGGATATAAAAAACCTCCAGTAACATCTATAGAGTTTTCATATACACCTGTGGTATGCGTAGTAGACCATTTAGAAGAATCTATATATTCACCTAAAAACACATCGTTGATTATATCAAAGTCATCAAATTTAGATATTTCATTTCCTGTAGAAGTAACTCTTAAACCAGACCCAGTATTTTTTAAAGTTGCTCCTATACGCATACTATAATTTCTTAAAAGTTTGCCTTTAGAATATAGATAAATATTAGATAGCTCATACTCTTCTGAATCTACATATAAATATAAAACTTTAGTATTTAAGGTTTCAAATATTAAATATGTATACTCTAACTCTAAAGGAAAATTTTCATTTAAAGACTCACCATGAGTTAGCGTCTTGTAAAATTGCCAACCTTCATACTCGTTTAAATATATATAACTTTTTTTATTGTCTATTAAATTTACAAGTCCGTAAGACTGACAATTAATAGCTACCTGACTATTTTCTAAAAATAGATTTAAGTCTGGATTTTTTCTAATAATTACATTGGTTACATCTTCTGCTTCTCCGGAAAAATTTATATCCACAGTCTTAATATCAGCTTGAATAAAACCTGTAGGTAAATAAGCAGAAAAATCTGACAGACTATTATATGTATTAGTAAAAACACTGGAAGTAACTTCGCTTACATCAGGATCTTTAAAAAAATCTAGGGCTATTGTATCACTACAATCAGCCCCTTTAACGGTGTCTGTGACCTCCAATAAAAACCCAAATAAAGACAATAAATCTTGTGAAGCTACTTTTAAACGCATAAATCTAGGAGAAATACTTACTACTGCTTCTACTTCAAAAGGTTTACCTGTAGTATCAAAAGCTACTGGTTGCCACGTATTGTTGTCTATAGAAATATCCAGAGACATGTTGTCTAACACAGAAGGTTCTAAAGGAAAAGAACTATAGACCTCAAATTCTGTAATTTTAGTACTTATATGGTGATTCACTAATAGCTTGTAGCCACTACAAGCTACTTTATCAAAATTAAATTCTAGGATATTCCAGGTTAAGTCCATAGCTGTTTGTACAACTCCCCAATTAGTACAAACACTATTTATATATATAGGTTCTACCGAGGGTGTTGGGTTAACAAAAAGATAGTCCTTTACTCTGCCAGTAACATAAACAGGCTCTGAGTTGTTAGTTTCATTAAACTCATAACCATCTAAAGTGACGGTATTTATATTGTTTATATATTTAAATCCTACAGATTGCCCAGTTTTTTGAGAAATAACACTGTTTACATAATAACTCTGTGAAAAACTTTTAAAATTTTTGCCGTCCTTAAAATAAATAATAGTTTTATGTATGTCTACTACATTATCTCCTGGAAAATTCAAACTAAACTCAATAGGATCATATTTATAATTATCTACTACTTGACTGCAATAAGGTGGAGAATCAAATTCAAAAACTGCACTGGTTTCAGGTGAAGAACCTGGAGTACCTAGACCCCATTCAGCATCCCCATTAACATAAAAGTAGTCATGGGCTCCTATAGTTTCTATACCATTACTACCTTTAGAAAAGGAGTCTCCCTGTTTTGTTCCTGTAGGACTACTAATACCGTCATCTAGACATTCTATTCCAAAGTATAAATTTTTATGCGTGTATTTTTGCCATAGAGTACAAAGACTACCACGTGTTGTAATATGATCGTGAGAATCATCAAAACAATCTACATTCCAATTTAAATCTTCACAAATAGCTAGATTATATTCAAATACGGAACTGTACTCTTCTGCTTTTATAAAAAAAGACGAGGCATTTACCCTACTACCTAAATCTATGTCTAAAAGTAGATTATCCCTTTTACGATCTCCTCTAGCATATATATGAAAGCCTACGGTCCCTTTACTTTTAGGCGCTCCTGGAAAAAATCTTCCTTTAGGCTTCCTTAGATAACTAAAAAAACAAGCATCTATATCACCTGAAGGCTGTTTATGTAACACTGCAAGTGCCGCTCCATATACTGCTATAACGTCACCTTTTACTACCCTTACATCACAAGAAATATGGTGTGAAGTCTGGTTAGCAGAATATAATACCCCTGCAACTTCTGTAGGTATAGGTACTTCCGACATAACTGTGTAAGAACCATCCATATGAGGTGATAAAAAAAACACTGATGCACCCTCAGGTACTAAACTGCAGTTTAAATATAAATCTGTTATATTTCCTGTAGAAGTTACTGGGTGTGAAATATCAATAATAGTAGTACCAGCATTAGCTACATACCTTAAATAACTGGTAACTGACTTTTTACTAGTTTTGTTAGAATTTATTTTTTTAAAAAAATCTCTGTTTCCAACTTCAACACTATAAGTATTAGGGTCATTTGTATAGTAAGCTGTTTCAGAATATTCTAATAAACTTAAAATATTAGACATATTTAACCTAAAACTAGAAGCAGCATTGTAATGTGAAGCAGAGTCTTGACCTAAAGTTTTCGTGTGCTCGATATCAAATGTTAATTCTAACGCTGCTGAACCTCCTATAATTGATACGTCTGACCTTTCTCCTACTGTTCCAGATTTTATCTCTATTTTATTATCTATAGTAGGAGTTACCTCTACATAGTTATAACCACCTATACCTAAAGTGCTTATACATTGTTCCAATAGTTTACAGATATTAAGTATAGTTAAATTATAATTGCTACCTAAAAGTATACTATAATCTCCGTAGTTATCTATATTGAGTACAAGAGAGTCAGATACACCCTCTATTGTGGTGTAATGTTTTTTATTTTCTGAAGAGGTAGCCGTAGCAGCTTTACCTGAACCTTTACATGGATGTGAGTAATTTAAAAAATAACTACAGTTAGTCTGCCTACACTTATAGTTACTGTGTGAAACTATACTAATTTCTTTAAATGCAAATTTACAACCTCTATGACCATCTAATGCTGGGTAAATTCTTAAATTATTAATAGTGCCCTGCCACCATCTTTCTGGCCCTAAATTTATAGTGTACCTATACCAATTATCACTTATGTCTAAATCAAAATCTATTGAATTATGGTCTTCCCAAGTAGAATTGTCTGTTCTTGTCCACATAATTCTACCTGTAGTCGGTGGATACGGTTTAGACTCAAGAGGTGTGAGCTTCATCACTAAAACTATAGTATAATATTCCTCGGCTTCTATAGGCAAAAAATTATTGGATCTTTGTATATAACTGTTTGTAGAAGACATGCTTCCAAAAAGAACATTACTCCAACAACCATACAAATGTACATTATTATATATGTCCCAGCCATCTACATCACCATTTCTAGCCAAGTCTACAGAATAACCTAGTAAAGTATCATTAAGGCACAGCGTAGAATTACGTATTGTCCTGGCCTCTTTAAGATAATTATATGGCATTATATTTTTAATCCCTTATATATACTACAATGTTTAGCTACACTTAATAAACAATTTCCAGGATTATCACTATCTATACCCATACATTTTCCACAATAAAACATTTTACTGTCAAGGTCTAAATCTTTAGGTAATCCTTGAGCATTAGAGTACATTCTACAGTCTAAAGCTTGCTTAGCAATAGACCTCCTTATATGTAATTCTACCTCCTGTAAAGAATATTTTTTTATTTTTTTACAATCATCACATAAATACACTATGTAGTCTTGTAATGTTAAATCATCTATACTTCCATCAAGTAGTAATTTATACCCAAGCTCTCTAGTGTAATTTTCAAAAGTATTTTTCTCATACACTTGCATATTACCATTACAACTCTCACATATAAAATTTATCATATACTTCCTCTGCTTAAAAATTAAAAATCATATTCTGCTGATCCTAAACGTGTCCAACCTATTGACATTCCTCTCCAAGTTGTAAAAGTTACTGGGTAAGTTGTTGAGGGCCCTAAATCTTTCGAATACACTCCAGGCAAGCAGTAAAAGCCAGGAACACTTAAGTTAGCAACTTCTCCTTCTTCAAATACTTTACCTTTAGGTACAACTACATTCTCAAAACTTTCTGCTATTTTATCTACTAACCACCAAGCTATTATAAGCCTTTGCATATATAGCAATGTTCCTGTAGAATAAATAATGGAGGCATCAAAATACCTAGTTAAAGATTCTCCTGTAAACATATTATACCTACTATACATGTAATGTCCCCCTACTGTACCACAACCTTCTCTATTTCCATATGGCCTGCAATATACACCTTCATAAGGCTCTGAAGGTAATAGTTTGAAACCTTTTCCTGCCATTACTGGGTACTTTATTAGTGTACCTAAAGGATATACAGCTTTATTTTCGCTAAGACCTTGACTAGTTAAAGATGAAACTATTCTTAAACTATGTAAGTCTAAAAAGTATTCCATGTCAGGGTATAAAATAGAAGTAAAACTATCTACATTTTCACATTCCTTATAAGGTTTATTGTATATTAAGTTTTGTTCTTTCTCTAAATCATATATATCTTTGTATATAATTTTTTTGTCTTGAACTACTTCATGAACTAATCTTGATCTAGTTTTATGTATAAATTTATGTTTACCTGAACTATTGGGCAAACGAGAAACACTTTCGCCATCATCTCTTTGCCACACTGTGTCTAACTCCATTAAATCTTCTCTAGGCTGTAAAACAGGTTGCGAACTGTTTAAAACTGTTCCGTGTGGGGGTATAAAATCATGTTTAAAAAAAGATACTTTATATTTTCTTTCGTGTACAAATATATTCTCTACAGCTTGTATTATAATTGTATCAAATAAAACGACAGGCTCTTTTTCTACCAAAGACGCCCTGTACTTAAAATCCTTAGTAGTTAATAGTTTACTAACCTCTTTAGCTTTATACTTTTCATAATACAAAGTTAGACTAAATGACTCTGATCTATCTACAAGCTTATCCACATTTAAATCTAAACTAAAACTAACTGTCTCCTCCCTAACGCCCAAAAAATTTGGAATTTTAACTGATGTTACTATAATAGAGTCTATTATTATAGAAGGTACACAATATACTATAGCGCCCTCTTTATTTTGTTGTATTCCATATTTAAACTTAAGCTCTCCTTTAGTAATTGCTACTTTATATCCTGAGGTATCTATATGCATCACTGTGCTTACAGAAGGAAGTATCTCAACAGGAACGCCTGTATAACTAAAACCAGACATACGTAAAAACTCAATAGGTAAATTCAACGTACCTAGTAGATTTAAACTATCTATATTAATACCTCTATTATAGTACGTTATAGTACTAGGACCTCCTACAGTACCTCCTGCTACTACTATTTTTTTACCATTAACTGTAGCCTCTTCTATGGTTTTGTCCCAAGTAACATCAAATAACCCTATGTCTTCCCAAGGTGTACTAGTTAATTCAGAATACTTACATTCACCCTCTTCTGCTAATCCTGCATTAGGGTCTAAGGCTCCTTGCCATGTAAACTCTCTTGGCGGGCCGTTACCCAGCTGTAGAGTAGGAAATTTACCTTCCTCATAAACGCCCCCACTATCTAACATAGGCGGCTTAAAAATTAAATCATACTCCCCTTCAGCGCAAACAATGCTATGTTCTATATTCATAGTAGCGTATCTATATTTTGGGCTGCTAACATCTACAAATTTTAGAGCTGTATAAAAATCATCTAAAGTAAATTCTCTTGTTAACTCTTTATAAATTTCTCTCCAGGCCCATTGTATAGTTTTGCCGTTTATAGTATTAAATTGAGGAACAGGTCTTGCCTCCGCATTTACAGGCATTTCTGTTATAGGGTAAGCTATAGGTACAAAGTTAAAAATATTTGTGTATATTTCTTTAAAAGTATATCTTTCCTCTGCTATATACTCACCTACGCTTTCTCCGTCTAAAACATTATATAGTACTGTTCCAAGACCTTGTATAGGGGTGCCACTAGCAAGACTACAATAATTATAGTATATATTGTCTATATTATTATTATAATCTATGTCACTATAAGACATATTATGTGGCATCCACATTAGGGATTCATAATACTCTGTGGGTGGCCATTGTGTTGTGTAGTAATAACGCACACAATCAGTTGTCCTATATGACTTAAGTTGTGGTCGTAGAGTATTACCATAAGTTGGGCTTGTACCTTTGGAGTAAGCTGTGCCATTTATAGTGTCAATATTAACGTCGCCTCTATATCTAGCTACCCCAGAAAATGTATATTCCGCATCGGCAACCTTTGAAATATTACCTGTATGTAAAAGACAGGAGCATCTTGCTAGTAAAAAATTACAATAATCTCCTGTTGTATACATATTTTCATCTGGTCCCTCCATCCTTAAATTCCAACTACCATTTTTAGGAGGCAAGTCTCTACCATACTCATCTTTTTTTACGTTGCCGTCTTCATCCTTTGGAGGTAGGTACATCTCTCTAACTTCGGTTATCTCGCCATAAGTCTGGTTACTAACATAATAATAAATAGAGTAGTCTTCACAAGCCGTGTAAGGAAACCACATGTATCGGCCATTATGATCCCCACATTTAGGTGTGTGTGCTAAGCTAGATTTTCCATCAGATATTTCTTCATGCGGCCCACAACAATGGCACCAAGGTTCATTATGTAAACTTTCTACCTGTGTTCTCCATTTATAACTAATTTCCACGTTAGGCACTAAAGGCTGTTTTATTGTAATAAACAACTTAATTCTTACTAAACTTACCACTCTACCATCTATACCTGTAATAGCTGTAGTTGCTACGATAGATGTGTCAAAATCTTTAATTGTAAAAAAATTATCTAAAATTTGTAACGAGACACCTCCCTCAGGTAAAGAAGGTTGGGTTATTATTTTTTTCCAGCCAGGTAAATCAGGAGGCTCTAAACCAAAGGAGTATTTAACTTTAAAAGAAATATTCTTTATATAAATAGTAGAGTTATCTTCACAAATACTGAAAGCCTCACTCATATTCTTAGGCTTTAAAATTAATTGATTACTTGAAAGACCATTAGACATGCCATACTTATACACCTCTAAGTTACAATATCTTTTTGTATCTTTATCTATAACAACTTCTATGTATATATCATTATCTTCTTCCTGTTGTATCTTCACAGAAGAGTAGGCTTCTGTAATTTTTCCTTCAGCATCTTCAGGAAGCACTAGAAGTAGCATACAATTACTAGAAATAACATAAAAGTCTTCAGACGTTAGTAAAAAATCTCTTTCATAAGTACATTCAGCGTAACTTTTAGATGTCGCTGTGGGATCTTTTAAAGAGGGTTGTTCAAAATCATTATAAACATTTTCTATTTTAGTATAAAATTGCAAGTATTTATGCATAAAAGGAATGAACTCAACTTTCACCTCTGTATCCATACCAGAAATACTACGCCTATAATCATGTAAAGTACTTACTATATCAGCCCTGCCTTCAGGCTGAGCAGGTTTTTCTATGCTATAACTAAGTTGTCTTAAAAATCCTGCTACTAGCACTTTATAAAAGTTTATACTAGCAAAAGACCAATACAAAGAATTAAGCTCGTATGAATAGTATTTAGACAGAACTAAAAGATTATTGTTATTGTATAGAGTATCTACATTAAACATGAAACATTTATCATCAGCAGATAAAGTATTTTCTGAGATACTTGAACTATTATTTTTTCTTAAATTACTGACTAAACTATCAATCTCTAAATTTAGATCTAAAAAACTACTGTTAGAATTAAGGTCGTACGTATCTGTAACTACACCTATTAACTCTGTGTATAAAATATTTACATCTGCTACTTCTAACAACTTTTCTAGGATTTTGGGAGTGCTATCTAATTTAGAGATGTTAATACAAATAGTATCATAAGTATAAGTATGTAAATCTCCAAATATTAAAGTAGAACTACTATAAGCCTTGTTTGTCTCTATTACCAGTTTTTCTTCTATACTTAAAAAAATATTTTTTATTATAGGTGAATTTAATAGGATATCATTTTTAAATATTAAAGTAGGAAAACTTACTGTGTCTTCAGGACTGCCACTACTTTTAGATGCCTTTACGTCCGTTCCCGCTACTAGTAACTCTTTCTTACAACTTATATTAAAAAAATTAAAATCCGTATCTAAACTAGTATTATTAACATAGTAAGTAGTATATTCACCCAAAGGTGTATAAACTTGTTCCTTTTCTCCTAGCCAAGCGTATAAACATAACTTGTCAAAAAATAAATTATTGTAGTTTTCCTCTGTCCAAGTATTTTCTTTTACGTAGTATCTTAACTCTAAAACTTGTTCAGCAGAAATGTAGTCTCCTGGCCTTATTTTAGTATTAGAAACGTACTTCCAACACTTACCTGTATAATGTGAGCATTCAGTATTAGAACCGTTACAAGGATAGTTTGTAAAGGACTCGTTTATAAACTCAGAAGTATCACTTCTTCTACAAGAATGTTGATATACGGGCTTATCTATATTTTTTAATAATATTTTAGGTACTGTTCCTAGTGAATTTCCTACAAGTGATATGTCTCTAGGTGGATGTAAATCAGCAGGTAATTCTTCTAAATAAAACTCGGATTGATTTTTTTTCCACCAGTAACACGTAGACACATGTGTTCTAGAATTTAATAATTTATACGGGGCGGGCAGTCTAAAAGCTAAATTAGGTTGTTTTTTTGTACTGACACTGGTGGGTAATATTTTCCCAAAACCCATCCTATTAGGATTATACCCTAAACATTCTACATTAGCACCCTTACCTGAATTTACCCCTTCACAAGAAGCGTCCGAAGGCAGTACATACTCATTTATAAGAGTAGTATTTAGGTAAAAAGACTTTTCTAACTCTTCTATCCAAGCCCAGACGCTTGCTTTTTTTAAATTTCCACTGCTTATAGTTAAATCAGGAAGTACACATATATCCTGCTTTTCCCCTGGAGAAAATTTAGAACAGTCATAAGCTGTACCTATATTATTACAAAAAGGAAAATATGTAGGCGAACTATCGCCTTCAAAAGTACAGCCACACTGTACTCTTGTTCCTTCTGAAGTGCCTACCCATTCAGATTCCCAATATTTACATAAAGTAGAAGCTATCCAGTATTGACACTTAGCATATTTTATTGCCATTTAAATACCAAAATTTAAAATTATACTTAATTGTAATACTTACACCTAGCTTAAACTTTATGCGTAATCAAAGTACAATCTATAATTTATAGAAGAGTTTGCACCTGTTTCTGCTGAACCTAGTTTTATATTTATCCAAACATTATCTGAAACCAAACCCGTACTTCCTATGTCAATACTATCATCCGCAGTAGCTGCCACAGGTAGATTACCTTTTGTAAAATATAAGTAACTTGGAGGTGTATCAGAAGAAATATCACTTGGAACAAGATTCTGAACCCACTCTATACCGTTGTCTGGAGCTAAACCTGCCTTATTGCCTTGACCCACTGTACCTAATCTAAACATGGTATCATTATTGTTTCCATTATGGTGTACAAATGAACCGTGTGATTGTAAACCAAATCTAACAGTTGACATATCAACTGCTCCTGATATTATTTCAAATGTCACAGATTTTAACAAGGACTCTGTACTTACAGTAACGTTGCCGTAATTTATACCTGAAATATCATAAGCTGCTGGTTTTGGTGCGGAACATTTTATATAGAATTCATCTCCAGCATGAAATTCATCTGCTCCCCCAGTAGGATTAAATTTTAATGTTAAACCTCTAGAGCCTAAACGAGTAAAAACTCCTGAAGAAGTCGTTATAGGTAAACTACTAAAGTCATCTCTGCTTGAAGAAAAAACATATTGTGCTAGACCTACAGGACCTGCAGCGTTAGTACCTTGTACATAATCAGGCTTATAACAAGAAATTTGCCAAGCGGGAGAAGAAGTATTAAATACAGCATCTGAAAATTTAACTTTTAGTCCCCAATCTCCAACATGGTACCAAAAGTCCGCATAAAGTAACTCTGTGGAACTAGTTGAACTATCTGAACCTGTAGATGTCCAAGTCATAGTAGGAACATTACTTGTACCTGCGCCTACAGTAGTACCATTAGCAGTATTTATAGAAATTGTATAAATAATATTTGCTGCAGCATTAAATGCTCCACCTGTAGACATATTACCTGTATAGCTATTTAAAACATCTTTTATAGGTTCAGCTATACCTCTTACAGCTACTACTGACTCAGAAAATGTGTCATTACTTATAACTACTTTATATATTTCATCATCTTTTCCTTGGTAAATACCTGATACTGTAACAGTACCGTCAAAACCATAAGCATTCCCATGTGCAGGTGAAGATAAGCCTCCTTGCTCTAACTTAGTACCAAAACCTAAAATTTCGGCACAACTATCTATACCTGAAGAAACAATTACGCTAGAAGCTGAACCTAAAGTTCCAGATTCTATTCTAAAATTTGCTCCTGAAGACTTATTATTTTCCCAAACACATATAGAGTTTTCCCATCTCACTGTATTTTTACCTAAATCGTGCAATCTTTCTGTTATTTCTTTAGCTATGAACCTAGGATCTAATTCTATTCCTGAGGCTAAAGTTATGTAAGGAGCAGCCTCGTTATCTAAGGATATATATAATCTATTTGTGGTGCTTCCCAACGTATACACGTCAGACGTAGAAGAGGTGCTTATAGAATAGCCACTAGTGCCTCTACACCCAGTTGTACCATCTGAAGACACACCTATTGCTGATGTATCATATTGAACCCATCGCGTCTTTGCTGCCATATCTATCTCCTAAATATTTTTACTATGATTAGTAACTAACCTAATTATTATAAGGTTAGTTAATTATTTATTATCGTTTTTTTTACACTTATACATCTAATTCACTTCTCTTCTATAATAAAGCTAAGTACTACGGGTGACATTACATTACCAGAATAATCTTTAATATTAGCTATTTTAATGTCATACCTTTTACCATAGAAAAAAGCTGTAGATTGAGGGAAAATACTAGCAGCAAGATTCTCATTAAGTACACATGAAATGGAGGCACTTAAATTATAACTAGGATAATCTACAGTAGTAAAAACAAAAGAGTTACATTCTGTATTAGGACAACTTACTGCATTAGTAGCACAACTGTGTACTATTATATCTTTAGTGTACTCAAATTTAGTAGGAACGTTTAACTCTAAAGAATAACCAAAAAGAAGAGGAAAATTTTTATAAAAAATATCTCCTGCCATATTAGTAGCTACTACTTTTATGTAAGTTCTTCCTTCAAAATTAAAAGAAGTATCTATAGTACAACTAACAGTTACTTTTCTATTATTACCATTAAAAGTGGTACTTAATCTTACACCTTCAAGCTCAAAATAAATTTCAGAAATATTCAAGTCAAAAATAAAATCCTCAATATCTACTTGAATTACGTCACCAAAATATCTAAAATCATCATATCTAGGAAAAAAATTAAAGATGTATAAACTATTAAGCCTTATGTCAGTACTTAAACTTTCCACTTTTAAATCCGAAGATAGTACCTCCAAATCTATACTACTTATTTTCCCCTGCCTATTTAAAACGTCTAACCTTGTATTACATATTTTTAATTCTGATGAAAAAACGTCATACTTGGATTGTTGTATTCCTAAGGTACAATTAGTTATATCTGTATGAATAGCAAAAATACTACCTGTACCTAAATATACATCATATATACTTGAAGTTAGTAAAAGTTCGTTCGCTGAAAATACATCTACAAGATAACTGTAGACTTTATACTTTGAAAAATAAGCTTCAGAGTATAAATCTCTACTGTATTTGACTGTACCTATATAAATTTTAAAGTCTGTAAGAAAATCATGTTTATAATTTAACATATAGCCAGTATTATAAAAACTAACTGCTAGATTACTTGGCCATGAATTAGTTAACCCTACAAAAAAGTAACTATTTACATCGGATGCTAAATTTACTTTTACATCCTTAAAAGTAATATTAGTTACAAAGTATTTATATGTAGGTATGTCCAATGTTGTTAAATAGTAAGCGTTACTGACTGTATTATGATTATTTAGGACTGCCTCATTAGTACTAAAAAGCGTATACTGCACATGAAAAAAAGTTACTGGATCTGTTAAAATATAAGTACTACTTAAAAATATATTTTCAACCTTAGGCTGGCCTAAGGTTGTAACTGTAGGAAAATATTGTTCTATGTTTTTAGATTCTTTAACATCAAAGGTGACATCTATGTTGCTAACGCCTAAGGTCATGGTTTAGGTGTACTGGTAATGAAAAGTGGTTACAAAATCATAATTACCACTTACATAGGAAGCATCTATAGAATCCAAACGAGGTGTAAAATAAAAAAACTCCCCTTGTTGTGTACCAGTAGTCCCACCATTAGCTATATACCTTAAATCAAAATCCCCATAATAAGAGATATCACCTGACAAAATAACATCTATTCCTGGAGGAAAGGGCATTGTATCTGCATCTTGATCAGGTATAGGCTCTGCTTTTGTACCACTTCCCAATTTATATGAACAACAAGTTACTTTATACTTACCATCTTTTAATATTTTATTATCAGTTGTTGTATGTGTATCATCATCCCAGGCTGTTAATCTACAATTATAAGCCTCTCCTTGACTTACTTCAAAAATAATAGAATTCTTAGGATTAGCCCAACAAGTATCTACATTAGTATTTTCTTGCCATACATACATAGTTCCTGGTAAGGTATTACTACCACTATATGTAGGAGGAGGATTATCATAAAACAAATGACTGCCAGAAACTGTTGCGGTTCCATTAGTACTTAAAAAAGTAAAATCATACTTAAAATAATTTATGCCATTCTTACTAACTGTACCATTAGCAACTATACTATTGACTACTGCTACATTAGAGTTGTCATAATACACGGTACCACTAGTGGTCACTAAGTACTTAGATAAAAAAGCCGCTGAACTATCTGTACCAAAAGTAAAAGTATTTTGATACAAATGCATTTGATTAAATAGACATTCTTTTTTATCTGGAGGATCTTGGTTTTCCTTTTTCCTGTACTGCAAATCCACTGCTTCATACCAAGTGCCTACATAGGGTGATCCTGGAAGAATGTGAGACCTTGTACCTGCTGCGGCGGGACTTTCTATATTAGCAGAAGTAAACACCAGTTTAGATACATCTACAAACTGATCCCCATTCCAAAATTTCCTAGTTAATGTTACTGACATAAGCTATCCTATAATTGATTTTTTCCAATGTTTTGATTTTAAATTTTCAGAGTCAAAAACTAAAACATCTCCTATTTTTAAACCTTTACTATTGTCTTCTTTCAGAGATATTCTATAGTCTATAACCGTATTTTCTATAGTCTTACATTTAATGTATACAAAATGGTATATCTTTTTAGCATCTAAAACTGCCTGAGAAACTTCTACTAAATGTAAATATTCTTTAAATATGTTAGGTATTTCTATATTAATTCCGGTGGATAGGTGATAAGAAATCTTATAAATATCATTACCTACATTATCCCAACCTGTATTGGCTAAACCTGTACCATTAATAATCTCTCCATCAGTGTATTCTACTATAAAATAAGTATCTTTAGGCACTACACATTTTATAGTATTTTTGCCACCTGTTACTTCTGTATAACCTTTCATTATTTAAACCTTTTTTTAAATGTATAAGTATCTAAAAGCTTCTATTGGTTGATTGTGAAAAAGTGGGGAATCAAAAGGTAAATTCACATATATATTGTAGTATAGAGTTTCGTTTAAAATATTATCAGTACCTTTAAGTCTTACTCTACTATTGCTACCACGTAAACAAACGCCTTTACCATTTGGAGGAACATCTGCTGAGCCACTTAAAGTCACTCCTTCCCAATTAGGCGGTGGTGCTGCATTGAATGTAGATATAGCTGTAATCATACTATCAGGATAAGTAAGTGTTCCTGACAGTACAGGAGAAGTGTAGGAGATGTAATTATCATCATCCCAAGCTTCTAAATACAAATCAGAAGTAATTTCTCCATCAACATGTACGGCAAACACATATCTTCCTGTAGTTTTTCCGGCTAAAGGTACATGCACCATATTACCTGAAAAAATAGGCTCTATAAAAGTTTGTGGTATAGGTATTCTTCCAATAGAGGGTCTTAGAGTGGCATCTCTACTTCCCCATGGGGCTTCTGGCGTAGAAATGCCATTATTTATACCACCACCAGTAAAAATTTTTCTATGTGACATTACACCAGAAATTGTAATTTTAGACCACTGTGTAGTAGGTTCGCCTATTCCTGTATAAGGTGTGTCAGTTAAAGTTCTATTATAAAAAAATGAAAGCTTAGGTTCAGACATGCAATTTACCTATTATATTGTTTAAAATTAATTGTTATGTTTTCACTATACTAAGGTTACTTAATTTTTATGTGCTACTATAGGAAAAAAATCCATTTTATCTTCAAAATTTTTAGAATCTACCAGTACCTTAATGGATTCAAAATCTATGTATGTATAGTCTATAGCATATATTTGAAATGTTAGCTCGTCTACTAAAACTCCTACACCCCTAGAACACCTAGAAGGTCTAGCGTTCTCCATATCAATATAAGGGCCTGTACTTTTTTCAAAAGTTAATGTCCAGAAGTCAAAAACAGTGTTTTTAAACTTTGAAGAATCACTTGCTACAACGTTTACAGTTATAGTAGTGCCATAACTAAATTTTACAGTATTATCAATAGTTATTTTATAATTAAACTCTGCCAACTCTATGTAAGTATAACTAGCAGAAGTATCATTAACAAAAACTTCTACATCCTTTATATCTAAACCTATGCCTTTATCTATTATACTAAAATATATTAGTGTTCCAAGGGGGACTTCCTTTGATTCTTTTGGAGGATGTACATTATAAACTACAGGACCTTTATAGTCATCTATTATTTTAAACCAGTAGTTGAATTTTATATAATTAGGTGTAGGAGCAAAATCCAAAATGCTTATGTTTACATATATAGTACTTTCATTAGTATAAAAATTTCCAGGTTGATATAAGAAATCCACACCATACATACCACTACCTGCATCATAAAGAGTTTTAGTACCTAAAGAACTCACATCAATAAAACCTGTATCAATATTCTTAGTCAAATTAACTTCTTTAACCTCGAAAATCAGAGAATCTGGGTCTAAAGAATACGCAAAAGGCCTCATTCTAACCCATATGTAAGTATTTACTGGTATTTTTTCTGACCAGAAAGGGGGTATAGCATCTGCTATAAACACGTACTGGTCTATAGCTACATTATCTTTGTTTAAATCTAGTAAATGTCTACTAGATTTCATTTGACTTAATGCAATATCATCTTTTACACTGGCTATTTGCGAAATAGACATTTCACGTGTTATGTCTAACTGCATAATATTAATAGTTACTAAAGGTTGTAATTTACCCATAGTAGTAAATCTTGTAGGCGTCTTTATTTGACTAACTATCGCACATTCCATTTCGTGTATGGGTGGTTTAAACTTATCTGGTACGTCCACGCTGCCAAGCCCAAACATATACCTACCTAAACATGTTATTGTTAGATCGGATGCTTTTTCTAAAAGCTGTGTTATAAAATGTGTACTTTTAAAAGTAGGTACACTTTGTAGTATACTTGTGGCTGTAAAAGAGTTGTGACTTAGCTTAACGAGACTCTTTGTACAATTTATGTAACTACTTCCATGGGTTACATTTCCTTTATCTGAGCGGGCATTAAACTTTATAGTACCTGTATAAGAAGATCCTGTAGTAAAAGTAAGGTAGCAATTACCATCTACATCGGTAGTTAAATTACCAGAACTAGGGTCTAAAATACCTTCAAAATCATTTGTAAAAGTAAATAAAACATTTGCTCCCAAAACGCCTATATTAAACTGGTCTCTAACAGTTATTTTGACTTCTATTTGCGAAAACATAGTCAAAACATCTTTTTGTGTTATTAAATTTATAGAATATCCGTAAGGTATTATACTATCTTTTACATAATTATATGTTGTCCAAAAAACTACCTGCTCTTGTCCTTGATCATCTACTTTAATGACCTTCTTTTGTAAAAAGTACAAATCTGTGCCATAACTGTCTACAGCATACACGGGTAACTCCTCTAATGTTAAAGCTATAACTTTTACTATACGTGTTTTTAAATTATCGTAGTTACTGTTGACATCTACTGTAGTATATGTACTAGATTTTAAAAATGATAATCCTCCCGTATAATTATTCCAATTAGAGGCTACTATATCTTTATATCTAGCATTTTCATCTTTATCTATGACATTACCATAGTCACTTTGTGACAGTCTATAAACTGTACCTTGGCCCTCAAAATAACTCAAAAAATTATTATATATTATTGGCTTAGGATTACTAAATAGAAAAATGTCTCTTAACACAGTTATGTAGTCTCCTACTACATATTCGTACCTAGTAGGCGTTGTACCATCAAAACTTCTTATATGTACTGTATTACCATCCACTGAATGTACATACACAAGTTCTACTTGACCTGTATTATCTACATCGGTGCTTGGGCCTAATAGTAAGATATCTTTTGCATGAATGTCATTAGTATTTGTAATAGAAATAATTTCAGTTTGTGTAGTTGTACTTTCCAAAAAAGTAGTTTCTGTGTATTGCACAGAAAAAGTTTTAGGGTCTATATAACCATCTATAGTACTATTTATATGAAAAGTATTGATTAGGGTTAATGTAAATAAAACACTGTCTAATGACCATTTTCTGATAATACACCCATCTGAGTATTCAATATCATCTTCTCTATCTTGTATGGAGTACTTTCCTACAACAATTCCTTCTAAGGTGTAAAAAACTGCTCCGGTATAAAAGTAAGCCAAGTCCCTAGGACCTACGTATTTTAAGCAGGTTATTTCTTTATGAGGATATATAGACTTATCTGTATAAAAAATGTCATGAGGTAAAAAAGAATAGTTACGTATTAAATCGCCAGAATTATTTTTTACTTGTAACACGACGTTATTTATATCTGAAGTGTTTACCATACAAAAAGAACCTGTCTGAGGACCAACACAGAAAGTTTTTTCTGAAAATTTTATATTCTCGTATGCCATATTAGTTTTCTTGTACCCCTTCTACAGATAATTTCACTTCTCTTGGAGTTATTCCTGCTTTATAATAACTAATTGCCTTTCCTACTAAATCTGTGTATGTTACAGGTATAGTTATATAACCAACATTATCATCATCTGTTACATGTACTTTTAAAAATTGTTGTGGAGAAGCGTATTGATCTTTTACAACTACCTTTATGTCTACTACACTTATTCCATCTGAATTAATTAATTTTGGATAAGCTGAAATTAAAGTAGAATCAATATAAGAATTTACAGGGGTTACTTGTGTGTTATAAGTGCTCCAAGAGTAATCCACTCCATAATAGTTAGCACTTTTTTGTAGTCTATAAATAGCTTCATCGTGTACTTCTATATCTACTATAGGTATGACAGTTGCCTGATCAGTTTTTACATTCTCCATATTCATAACATCATCTAATAACAGAGTATCCGTAATCTCAAGTGAAATAAGATTAGTACCATACACATATCCTATTAAATACTTAGATTTATAAGTATAAAAACAACCTGAAAGTATATTACTATAGTTGTCACTGTCAAAGGTGTCTACTACAAGTCCATTTGTAATATTTATTTTGTATATGGAGCCTCCAGGAGAGGATCTCTGGTAATTATTAAACAAATATATATTTTTAGCGAAATTAACTTTCTCTCCCTCTGAGTGCTCAAAATACGTAAAAAAATTAATACCCAATATTCCTGGAGATATAGTACCTGTAACAGTCACTTCTTCATAAGTAGTACCATAAGGGTCGCCTAAGTAAAGAGTGGTTCCAGGTGGTATTTCGGGGTCTGTACTAGCTAAAATTAATTGATTAGAGGCTTTAGGAGTATACTCTTTAAATGTATTAGTATATTTATCTATAACTAGTGTAGAAGTGGCAACTCTATATTGATTTGTAAAACTATATAAGTCTAGACTGTAAATTTTAAAATAATTTACAGGCTTATATATAGAATATCTATAGATAGAAACACGTACACTATTAAAGTGATCATCAAAGGTACTACCTATAAAAAGAACTTTAGTATTTATACTTAAATAAATTTTAGTGTTGTACCTTTTCAACTCTAAAAAGTCATACTCATCATACTTAGAATTATTAGTACCATTATCATACGTATAAGCATTTTTCTCTTTTAGCCAACATTTATCATGACTTATTAAAAGTTCGTACTTTAAATTCCCAACATCATCTACAAATTGTACACTTATTCTATTGTAATAATTAATACCTGTACCTAAATGGTATTTAAACTTAAAATAAAAATCAAATACATTATTAACATGCCTAGTTATTCTAGGTCCCTGCCAATACTGAGTAGTTGTATGTCCGTAGTCAGCTACTACTAGATTATTATCAATAATACCATAATGAGCATCACTTGAAACAACACTACTTTCTACCCAACCATCTGCTGTTACGTCATCACTGAAATATTTATTAAACTCTAAAGTTTTTTCTGCTAATACTCCTATACTACTATAATCATATTCGTAAATATACTTAAGAGTATAATTATCTATTCTCCATTTACGTATTATGTCCCTACTATACTCTAAATGAAGTGAATAAAAGTACACACCATCAAACTCTAATTTCAAAGGATCAGTGGCAACATACTTAGAAATTGGGTACGTGAACACTACTTTGCCGCCTACAGATTTTGCAAATAAAGATCCATATTCTATACTAATATAATAGTATAAACCATCTACGTAACAATAATTACTATGTTCTAGCTCAATATTTTCATACACATTAACTATACCTGGTCTATAACAGCTGTAATTTTAACTTCTGTAGCCTTAGTACCAGATTTATATATAGTACCTGCCTCTCCTAAAGAATTAGTATTTACAGGATTGCCTCCTATAATATCGCCAGTAGTAGTTTCATCATGTGAAAAATAAACTAGCCTACCAGAAATTGGCTGCCAGAATTGGTCTTTTACTCTTGCTAATATACCAGTAGTAGCAGAACCATTGGCTGAAATTATACTAGGGTCTGCTAGCAAAGAAATAGAAGTCACTATTTTTGCCTGAGTAGCAACGTTATATTGAGCATAACTATAAGATTCTGTTTGTCCAAAATAATTAGCTTTACGTTGTAACTTATAGATATTATCACCTTCTATAGCTAAATCATACACAACTATTACCTTGTTAGTAGTAATCTCTACGTTATCTAGTAACATTGAGCCATAATTATGTAAATTTATACCTGTGCCAGAAACGTCTATAAATAACATATTTGTAGCTTTTACATAACAAAGCATATCTGTTGCTCCATACTTATCTAAAGCATATATTTTATAGAATGTGCAGGCTGTAATATCCTTATACTCAGCTGCCTCATACCTTGTTATATAACTACCTGTATAAGCATTTATTTTATATAAAGCACCAGTATTAGCTAAAGTTCCACTATAATTATTAAATAACCATATATTTGTATAAAAAACTACGTCAGTACCATAAGCGTATTCCTCTTCTACAGTGTCGGCTAAAACTATAACTCCAGTTTCCCACGCTTGTACGTTCAAAGTTTCTGATACACCAAGACTATTAGGCCCTATAGTAATAGTCATACCACTACTTAATTTATCCCAATAATCTTGTACAGGTATTCTATCTGTACCTATAGGTATTGTACCGGAAGTAGTTGTATGATAATGTTCTAAAGTAAAAGCATCAGCATTATATTTATGTCCTACGCTTTCGTTTAAATTTATAATTTGTTCTTGTATACATACATAATTTTGTATTTTCCAACGTTTAATAGCTAAAGAATTTGTAGCTGTGGTCTCCAACGTCCAAAAATTAGCGCCATCATACTCAAGAGACGTGACTGGGTTATCTAGTAACGTGTCTAAAGGACTAGAAAAGGAAGTATTTCCATCAGAAGTTCTTTGGTAAAGTACATTAGTCTCATCATCAAACATGTAAAAGTAACCATCTACTAAAGTAAAATGATCCTTTTTAAAATTTATATTAGTTGACATTTTTTCTCTTTATATGTTTATTAATATTTAAATTACCCTTATCTTAGGCGACCATAATATACTATATTCAAAAGGATCTCCGTACACTTCTACCTCAGAAGTTATATCAAAAACTGTTTCTCCGTTATCTAAAGTCACTAGCATATCAGATAAATCTACACCCGCAGAAGGTACGTCATCTTTAATGTTAAACATAACATTAGAATATATAGAAACATCTCTACCTACAGGCTCCATGTAAGAAACATAAGGAGCTTTTAAATCTGTTAGAAGAGTTCCCCAATCTATAAAAGAACTTAGTTTACCTACTATTTTTGAAAGTTCTCCGTCCAACTCTTCCTCAGTTATACGATCTAAATAACCTGGCCTAATATGCACATAGTTTGAGCCGCTATAAGTAGTATTTTCATCGTTATAGATACCACTATGTGTTGTACCTACCTCTATATAATACTTAGCCTCCCCTTCAAATTCATGTGCGAAAAACTTTTTTATAGATACATTAAACTTTACAGATTTATAAGGATTTAAACTGTTTTTTACAAATATGTCAGCCATAAGTCTAACTAGAAAAATCTATTTGATTTATCATAATTTTAGACATGTACCTAAGTAACTCATCTAAATCTTTAAAATAACCACTAGGTTTATTGTCAGGATCTTGTTTACGCATTATCTGTACATAGGTACCATCAGATATTAAATATGAGTTAGTTATTCCTGTAAAGCTATTTGTATTAGACGTGGCTACAGTAATTACATTAGAGGCAACACCTAAAGCTGTAAAATAATCATGGTTAGTACCGTCAGTTATGTATAAAGCATCTCCCACCATCACTCCTGTATCAAATCCTATTGTTATAGTAGAAGCATCAGGAGCGGAAGTGTAGTCAGCTATTAAAAGAGACTCTGTTACAACTGTGTTTAATAGATTCTCCGATGTGACTGGGAAATCAAAACCTAGTACAGATGTACAATCATCAGATACGGCTGGAGCTACGGCTACAGCAGTTTTATTTTTTCCGCTATACGCTGTACCTATAGTTCCTGAAGAAATGTAAAATTTTCCAGACTCAAATTTTACAGAACAATTTTTATAAGCCAATTGAAAACCTATATCTTCTGAACCACATTTTATTGCTCGTAACTTGCTTTGTAAATCTTCTGCTATATTTTCTCCTAAAATAGAAGTGTCGTCATCATAATCTAAGGATATCTCATAGTAGTTTCTATCCCCGTAAGTATACGTACCACTAACTGTAGAGTCCATACTTACTCCAAGTTTATAACTGTTATTTTTTAAATTAAATCTGCCTGCTGCTCCCCTTAAGCCTGAGGACTTCGCCCAACCTACTTTACTTTCCAATATGTACAGACTTTGAATAGCTGTTCTTTCTTCATTATCAGAATAAGCAGAAGTTGCTGCTGTAAGCATCATTTTCTCATCGCCTTCTGTTCCTACAGGCACTGCTTGAGCTACGTCTAAAGTTACTTGTTTTACTGTTCCAGGATACAGTTCTAAGTTCTGGACACTTTGATTTATAGCCATATTATTTCTCCTAATATTTTTTAATTTATTTTCTATTTATAAAAATAACGCGTCCCTGTATCTAGTAAGTGCAAACAACCACTAAAAGTACAAGTGTAACCCCAAGAACCTCTGTTATCTGTTTTCATAAAGTATGATCTACCATTACCATCCACATGTGGTGACCTATTAGGAAGTGTTCCAGATATAGAAATACCTAATAAATTTCTTGTGCGCATGTCTGTAGCATTTGAATCATAAGGACATGATGCCCAACAATGCCCTGTGTGATTGTTAACTAAATACTCAGGTAAATTTCCAAAATTATCTGTACCATTTATTTTTCTCCATTTTTCTTCTGGCGTTAAATCTTGATCTTTGCATATATCTTTAGCACGCATATTGATATACCTGTGTATTTTCATTTAAAACATATGTATTGTAGTTAGGATAAAAGTCATGTGTCTCTCTTTCATGTAACTTACAATCTATAATTAACATATCACTATCTAATAACTTAGGTGCTTTATTGACTTCGGACTTATGGGTTAACCTACAGTCATATAAAAATACTTTATCTTTCAAATATTCTACTTTATGCCAGGATAATTTTCCTATATATACATTTTCTACTATAATGAAGTAGTGTTTATAAAAATCAAGCTCTATACTATTATCAGGTTCTATTTTCTCAGCTCTACTTAAAACTGGGCCTGAAAAATAAGCGCCTTCTAAGAGGCAAATATTGTCTTCATATCTAATTTTTTGCCATCTCAACTCTAACTTATACTTATCTTCTAAATTTAACATAAATCTTCCTTTAATTAACCCCATAAAGTGGTGTATAAGGCATAGAACAGCTACCACTTTCAATTTTTCCGGTATCACTTTCTGAATTCCCAACCTCCACGATAACATGTGAATATTGAAAATCTGCTCTACCTATTTGACCAGCACTTACACTACCTGTAGATCCTATAGATATATCACCTTCATTATTAAAATTTATACCTGTAGTCCTTTGAGCTTCTGTTACTGTTTGAGATGACGTTATACTACCTTCTGATATACCTCTCATATTATAATCTGGTAAGACTACACTATTATCACCTAAGGTTACGTATTGCATCATAGCCCAAGACTCAGTAGCAGGTTGTCTGGCGTCACCTTTACTGTAATTGTAACTAGTTACAAACCAGTGTATGGATGAAGGTGCTACATCGCCTGTTATACACCCTGCAGGATCTACTGTGACAGTTAATTGATTAGCATCTACACAACTAATTGTAGGTGTTGTAGCATACTCTGGTCCAGGTGAATACAGGGTGACATTTAATGTCTCTGTGGGGCTTTTGACTTCTGCTCCTGGATAAGGGTCCCAAGAACCTAGTATATACGCCCTTTGTACGTTAGGGTTTATATTCCAAGAAACCTGTGTAGGATGCCCTCCTCCAGCTATAGTAACCGTTGTGCCTGCTCCTATTATTACTCCCATCTTTTACCCTCAAAAATTTAAATTTTATTACTATATTAAAGTTAGATTATTTAGGTCTTTTAGTACACCTAGTATAATTAGCAAAATCACATGTATACCGTTCATCACAATCTTTACAATGTCTTTTTTTAAAAACAGCTAAACGTGCTCTAAGTTGTCTATCGGGTAAATACTTATGCCCACCCATCACTTGATATACAGCATTAGAATTTGAACTTGTACTTCTTCTTTTACCACATGCTCCGCAAGACATAAACTCCCCTTAATTTGTAATAGCAGTTAGCACAACAGATGTTTCATACCAACCACTTGTACCTGTTATCTGTTTTAAGGTCATTGATGATACATAGCCAGAAAAAATTACTCCACCAGCATTTATTGTCGTCACGTAACAGAACTCTGAATCATTATGTACCATAGTATAAGATACCGAAACTATACCATAAATATCATAACTAAAAGATAAGGAGGTGCATTCTATAAAACTATTGGTACAAGCCATATTATTATCCTATATCACTCTCTCGTACTGGTACTGGTGCATGTGTAACTGTACCTTGAAAACTATTACCACCCTTATCTAATATCCTGCTAAAATTTGCAGACACATAATCACCACCTTGGCCTCTAAAATCATCACTTCTTTTTAAATAGTTAGTATATAGATAGGTGTCTACTTGAGATTTATCAGCCATAAAAGTATGTGTAACAAAATCTCCTATCCCTATAGGCATAGGCGAACCTGCTCTTAACTTATATGTATAACCCGTCTCTACTATTTCTTGTCCCATACATCCTCCATTAATTATCTATTGAATATACAAAATCTAAATTAACTGTAGGAACCTGCCCAGGAGTGCATGTTAAGTTTAAACTTTGTAACATACACTTTCCATAACCTCCTATACCCCAAGAAGATAAATCTATTATACAGTCACTTTCAATTGTTGTATCTATTCTCCAAGGAGTACCATCAAATACTAACCCAAAACCATCTTGTTGTACGTCTACAGTATACATAGACGCAGGACCTGAGGAAGAAGAAGCATCGACTATTTCATACTCATTTACAGGATTATTCACTCCTGCTAAACTAGGAAAATAAGCTAAGCCTGCTGTAGGCCCTTGTATATAAGACTTTCCTGGTCCTCCGAATAAATAAATATTTTTGTCACAATCAGTACGTGTAATCCAATTAACAGATACTCCAGCCTTGGCTGCACACTCTGAATGTACTACTGTGCCTGCATAAGCCGTTATGGACACTGAACCAGAACTTGGAGCGATAGCTAAAGCACTGTTGCCACCACTTGTAAATAACTGCACTGGAGTGGCTCCTTTTGAAGATACTGAGATAATTCCATCAGCCTTAATGTCAAAATTTCCTACTAAATTACAGCAGTTATTAGCCATCACTTTCCTCCTCTTCCTCTTCATAGTCAGAGTAATAAGTACCAAAAGCCGGACCACCTTGTATAAGCGAAGAATGATCATGTATTGGTATTATAACTATGTCTATAACAACTATTTCTCCGCTATCGGCATAGTAATACACGGAATTTTCTTTGTTCTCAACTTGCCTATATACTACAGCTACACCCTCAGTACTTCCTTCGGGCAACTCTAGTATACCTATCGCATCATGTTTTACTGCAAATCCCCTTAATAATTCTTTTTTAGATCCTCCTAATAAAACTTCTCCATGTTTATAGAATGTTCCATAACCTTGTTTTAAATCTACTACAGTCTGTAACTCAATCTGTGTTCCTGCAGGTAGAGTAATCGTATAAGATCTTCTAGATTGCTTAGCCATGTTTAAACTACAAATTTCATATTAGAGGTTTTTATAGAGACTACCTCTCCACCGTCCCCAGGAACTGGGGACGACAGAGATGCTAAAACATCTACAGAAGTATTATAATCTTTTTGTGCATCTGTTGTATGGTCACCATCTGTAGGCATAATAACCTCATGATTGACTAATTTAAATTGTGACCCCTTAGGCGCTTTTCTATTTATACCTGTTATAAGTGCCCATTTACTATCTTGAGTTTCTTGCATTCTAGTATACTTCTCATTTTCTAACCTATGTAGAATATCAGCACCTTGAATATTTAAAACTACATATTTAGGATCGTCCCATGAGGGGGTTGGATTTGAACTTAATACGTCCCCAGTAAATATCTTATTTAAATTTCCCTCTATGCCTGCCTCTATAATTATACTACTGTTACCTAAAGAATTTAAAGACGTAGCTAATATCTTTAAGGAAGCTTGAAAAGTAGATCTATTATTTCTTTCTTTTTTGACATTAAAACTTAGAATATCAGGAGTTTTTATTATTAAACTTCCCAAACTAATTTTAGCTCTTATTGGTACAGTATTTAAAGCCATACTTTAGTCCTCTACAGGATTATTATAAAGTGTTACTGATACCCTATCTTTAACATCTAATACACCTGGGTACCCGTTTATAGCTGATATATCCCCCATACCATCTACTCTTATTTTAAAATCTATATGATTACCCAAATCTTGAAGGACGGTTGCCACAGCATTAATTGTTTCGGTTTGCTTTTTGTAAATTCCACTATTTAAGCTTGCAAAATTACCATAGTACTCAGGTCCTTCTACTACATTAATTAAATATGAAGCTTGGTCTTGATAATTATAGGATATAGAGTTAATTACTCCTCCATTTGGACCTCTTTGCCCTAATTTAGGCGTAGCAGTAGGAGCACAAGTATGTGCATAGGTCATACCTGTATCTTTTTTTATTAAATCATATAAATTCTTAGATAATCCAATTGTTTGTGCTTCGCTTAAAGAACCTAGACTGATATTAGCAGTTCTACCTGAGTCTAATAACTTCATAGCTTTAGACATGGCTGTTTCTTCAAAATCTTGAACCGTAGTAGGATCATTATCAGGAAGTCCATCTGCTTGGTCAACTAGATCACCATTAACAGCTATTGGATTGGGAAGCTCTTCTAAAGCTATAGCTGTTAAATTTACCTCTAACTCTTTAGCTTTATCTGCTGCTTGTCCACTTGGATCTTGTATTACAAAACAAGGTGTATCTAAAGAAACTTTTATCCAAACTTGTTTTATTAAAAGTCCGCCTCCAGCTGATTTTGTAGGTAGAATAGTACCTAAACCTTTTAAGGCTAAGTCATCTATAGGCCCATCACTGTTCCCAGAAAATAGATTGAACAACTCTGTACTATCATGCTGAATATAAAAAGGTACATGGGTACCAAAAGTGCCTTTATCTTTATAAAAAGAATTATTAGCAAATTGTATCTCTATTTTATCTGCTTCTGTAAGTTCCCCATATGAGCTGTAATCTACTGTATACTCCTCTGATTCTGATAAAGAGTATACACTTTCTTTAGTATTTTCTGAGGCTGTTATTATTACTGTATTTTCTTTTGTATTATCAGCTACAGCCGCTTCTAATTTAGGTACTCCTCTACAAGTAGTAAGATTAATACCTACAAAATAAACACCTGCTACATTGATAAATTTATTAACTATTGTAGAACCATATTTACGATAAGTTAAACCTTCTTTAAGTGGTATTGACACCACTAGAGGCTTACCCCCTTGTACTGACCCATCTTCATAATCAAAACAAGGATCATCTTTAGGTCCCTCATTGGCTCTCCTACGAGGCACACCTATATTTGGACTTCTAGCATTCTGACCTAAAGTAAAACCTGGATCTCCATTTTCAGGTAACACCCCATTACCCTCAAAATCTAAAAGCATAGGTACAAGTGAATTACTTTGTTGAGATATTTTAGTTAGTTTATCGTACTTGGAATTCCAACTAGGAATTATTTGCCAAGCATAACCAACAATACTTTGAAAGGTATTGGCCACTTCAAATAATTCTTTTATCCCATTAGCATAACTAGAATTTCCGCTTGTATAGATAGGGTCATTATAAGTAATTATAGAAGTAGTTGTAAATCCTGGAGCTATACAATTAGAATTCATGTGCGTAGCATCCCATATAGTATAATTTTCTCTATTTTTACCTATTACATTTTCCCAAGGAAAAACTATTCTTTTAATTTTAGGCTTTCCGCCTGTTACCATCACTCCAACTCTTTTAGGGGTATAACCTACAGAAGAAATGGTGTAATAAATATTTAGTGCGCTAAAAGATCCTTCCCCTACTTTATATGTAATAACTCTACCATTTTCATCTACACAAAACTCTGTTGGTGCTTCATCTTCTGACATTAACTCCAATAAGGATGCTTTTATAGCATCCATAGGATTTACTCTTTTTAGATTTACATTTTGTAACTTACCCCCAATCACACCTCCTGAAGGTATATCAAAAGTTTCTAAAACATCAGTAATTATTACAGAAGCCTCAGGAACCTCTGGAGCTTTGTAACCATCAATACTTTGAAAAGTGGGCCAAAAATTACCCATTTAAACTACTCTGTGCGGCTGTAGCATAAACTTTTGTCATTATGCTGTTTAATCTTGTATCGAATCCAGATAATTTTTCATTCATAACCATAGCTTGCCTATCCTGAGCTGATATTATATTTCCTATACTACTATCAACTTCATTTATTTGTTTTATTATGTTAGCATTATCCAATTGGCTCTGCTCTATAATAGAAGCTACTCTTGAATCTCCAGCAGATGCTTCTATTTTTGTATTTAACATTTCTATATCTGATTCCCTTAAATCTTTTAAGTTGGTTATTTGAGAATTTAATTCTTCTAGAACTCCTGCTAATTTATCCTCTTTTTCTGCACCAACAGCGTTTGAACCTTCTATACTAATGGAGGCTAGTTTATTTATAGAAGCATCTAGGCCTGTAGTATCTACCTTAATTCCCTCTGAAGGTAAATCAACTGGTATAGATAACCCTTCTACATTAACTTTTAAAGCCTCTGTGGGCACTTCTACTGGAACAGATACATCCCCTACATCTACTTTTATAACTGCGCCTTCAGTATCTACAGGTACTTTACTATCCCCTACATCTACTTTTACTGTTTTATCTTCTACTTTTAATTCTACAGAAGATAAAGCATCTACTATAGCGTTTTCTATTACTGAAGTATCGATACTTTGTGTGCTAGGTATTTTATTTGGTCCTATCTCGCCTCCTTCAGCGTAACTTCTAAAGTTATTAGCCACTGCTCCACCGTTTTTAAAATTCTTAGATACTACCAATTCACCTCTTTCTAAGAAGTAGTTACCTGTACTACCTACCATACCACCTGTATGTTTACCAGGAGCACTTCCTGTACCGCCAGCTCCTTGAAGCATTTTCATCATTTTCAGAAACGCTTCATTTCCTTCTCCGCCTAAAGACATTTTAAATTTTGGGCTAC